AACATTTAACACAAGAATTAAATAATAGATTACTATTAAATAGTAGGTGGTACGATGGTTCAAATATGTATAGGATTATTCCTAATTATTAAATAAATATATTAATATATACTATATGAATAAGAAAATAAGACATTTATGTTCAATTTTATGTTGTTTAGTATTTTTAGCAATAATATATATTTTATTAAATAGACTGTTCCATTTTGAAAATATGGTTGATAGTAAGGAAAATTGGTTAGATTACACTATTAATCCATTGGGAGATAATAATATTATTAAAGATGACTATCCATATATTGAAAGTGGTTTTGATCCAGTTAATTTTTATAGTAGAAATAGATATAAAAAGCCATACAGATATCCATTTACTTTTTATAAAAGTTATCCGGTTCAACATAAATCTTATTTACCGTAATTTGATAAATTGAAAAATAAAATAATAAATTATATAATTGTATTTTAGGTAAAGACAATTATGGTTAAAATAATTAATACTAATTTAAAGTATCGTGGTGTTACAAAATCTAGGGATGGTTGGATAGCAAAATTATCTTACAAGGGAAAGCTCCATAAATCTAAGGTTTTTAAAAAACCTATTGATGCTGCAAAATCATATGATAAATTTGCTAAGAGGTACCACAAAAAAAACGCAATTCTTAATTTTAAAGAACATTTTAAAATTAAAAATATTATTAATACTAGGAAAAAGAGAAGATCTAGTAAAACTATAATTCGGAAAAAATTTTCTATTGTAACTAGAAACAAAATATGTGCAAATCAGAAATGGTGTTGTAATATTTGTAAAAATACATTAGGTTCTATTTTTATTGTTGATCATATAATTCCTTTGTTCTTAGGTGGTACAAATGAAGAATATAATCTTCAATCATTATGTCCAGAATGTGACAGATATAAAACTGCTGTAATTGATTACAAAATATTATTACCTCTTTCAAAAGATAGAATGTTAAAGGTTGAAGATGTTTTACAAGCACAAAGAAACAATTTATGGAGGTTAAAATGTGTTAATCCAAAAACAATGTTGAATAATTCTGATCTAATAAATATTGATAATAACAAAGATAAGAAAAATGAAAAGAATAAAAGAATTCTCTTTAAGCTATTAGAAGTATTATTGGATTAGAAAGTATTTAAATAAATAAATATATTAGTATAGTATAATGCAAATTTTTATAAAAACACTTACTGGTAAAACGATAACTGTAGATGTAGAACCATCTGATACTATTGAATCAATTAAGACAAAAATACATGATAAAGAAGGTATTCCAAATGATCAACAAAGACTTATATTTGCTGGAAAACAGCTTGAGGATGGTAGAACATTATCCGATTATAATATTCAAAAAGAAAGTACTCTTCATCTTGTATTAAGGCTTAGAGGTTAATTTATTATATATCATTGCAGCATAGTCATAATAGAACGCATATGATCCATTCTTTCCATGGTAATCTTTTATATTCATTTTAATACAATCATTTTTATAATTTTCATATCTAAAATCAAAATACTTTTTATTTGATAATAAAAATAATCTAACTTTTTTATCTTGAATAATATATGTTTTATTTTTTATTTCACACCAAATATTTTTTTTTAATAAACTATTAAATGTTTGTCCTAGTATTAATGGACCTGTTATTGGTTGTGGTTTTTGTTGATTTATTTTATTATTTAATAAATAAAATATTTTGTGTACTATATTATTTATTGTTTCCAATATTAATGGATGTTTTGGTACAGTCGCTATAAATGCATTTGTAATATAATTTTTAATGTTGGTAATATTTTTACGAGATTCTGCTTTTAATGAAATAAAATCATCATCGTTTTTTATAATTTTCGATAAAGGTACTTTTGCAATTGTATCTATATCTGAATAAACACCACCGTGTACATATAAAACACATAATCTCCATAAGTCAGATTTTGCCGCACCTGCATATAACATTGAATGTGCAATATATACACGTTTAGGAAAGTTATTTAATAAAAAATCTGAACATTTTTTATCGTTACTAAATCTATATTCATATTCTCTATTTAGATCAATCCATGATTTCGCAGCTTTATACATATTTATTGGTACATTCTCTGATTTCATTGTTTGGTGAATAATAAATGGTACTTTTTGATCTTTTCTTTCTATTATACAATTTGGGTCTGCTTTCAACAAAAATGGTATCTTCATTTAATATTATTTATAATAATATATTATAACATATTTTTAACCGAATGTACTTTCCGCAGTATATATTACATATAAAAAACCATCTTCTGATTTATTTTTTTCATAAACACTTGATAACATTGTATTACCTGCAATGATTTTGTTATTAATAAAAGTATATATGCTTTCTTCTGCTTTGAGCTTTATTCTTTTTCTAATTACGTACATAAATTGCGCCATACTTAAATCATCTGGAACTAAGTATTTATATTTTTGAATTTCAGGTAATTTACACCTAGGATCTTTTTCAACTATAATTGGTATCCTATTTGGGTATTTTTCTAATATTCTTTTTGCTTCCTCTATTCTTTTTTCTAATGAAAATTTTTTTCTAAAATTAATAGTCATCTTATATAATATTGTATAATATTTTTTTTTTGATATAAAATATTTAAAGACGTTTAAACGAATTATATATATAATGAGTTTAGACTCTTCTACAAATATTATTATAAAAAAAGTAAATAGAATAAAATCAAGACAAGATGTATTAATGGTTTCATTAACCACATTTTTTAATAATGTAGAAAACATTGATAAATTTAATAAAGTATTATATGGAAATTCAAAAATATCATTAAGGGTATTAGATTGGTTTGTTACTAATTATTCCAAAAAAAATAATATTGTTTATAATATTAATAATAATTTCGAGAAAGATCAATTAAAAAAATTTATAGTATACCTTGATTATAAATCACAACTTAAAGCATATTCAAAAAAACAATTTGATCCTTTTTGTAGGAGAGAAAGAATCATTTTTAAAGATATAAATAATCAATCAATTAATACTACTGTTGGTCAATTAAATTTTTTCAGATGGGCAATTCAAAATAAAATATTAAATTATGTTGAAGAAAATTTATCTGAAATTGAGAATGATATGAATAGTTCAATAAAACATTTATATCGTAGAAAAAATAAAGATAAAGAGAAAATAAGAAGAAAAAGAAAAGAATTATCTGTATCTGCTACTAAAACAGTTAGTAAACATGATGTTACGATTTTAGTAAAATTTGAATAATTATTTTTTATTTAGTATTTGTTTGTAATATATTTTGTGAATTGTGTATTTATTCCATTTTTATTTGATTTTACAATATATTTAATTATATCTTTTTTAGAATTATCTGTTGAATTTTTAAAATAGTCAACTGCATCTTCTTCTGAATAATTATTATCTCTAATTTGTCTCCAATTTGATCTTAAATTTGTCCAAATAATTGCCTTGGCATGAATACTTTCACCCCATTTATATATTTCTTTATATAAATAACTGGGTAAACTTTCATCAATTCTGTATTTATTATTTTTAATATTTATATAGCCAATATTTTTAGATTTTGTTTTCTCTCTAATTTTAAGATCTTTTATTGCTTCATTTATATTATTTGTTTTTGCTATTGTAAAATATACATTATTCATGGTTCCATTTTTATCATCTATTACTAGTGTCAACCTACCGGCACCTTTATCTGATATTCTTGAAAATTCTAATGGTAATTTAATTGATGATGGTATCCATGGTGATTTTAATTTTAATTTTGAATGGTCCCAGAGAAGAGATCCCCATCCTAGATATATTATAAATGACATCTATATATAATATATATATAATATATATATAAATTTTTATAAATTGTTTAAGTATTATTATCCTTCATCACTTACTATTGGGATAATATTGTTATGATTATAGTGATTAAGGTATTCATCATATGAAATACCAAAAATACAATCTTCTTCTTGTAGATCTTCAATAAAATAGGTTATTGAAATCATTTCAAGTTGATTCATGTTTGATTTACTCTTAGATGATACAAATTAGCTATATATATAATAAGTTGAATTTTTTGTCAATTTTTATAATTTAAAAATTGCGTAAAACGAAGTTTTATGTCACTTGTGCGTAAAACAAAGTTTTATGTCACTTGTGCGTAAAACAAAGTTTTATGTCAATTTTTATTTAAATCTTTTCGTAATTATAATATGTGATCCTTATTATCATTACATGATAGAATCTAATTCCAAAATCTACCCTTGTCTGATTTCTCAAAGAGTGTAGCCTCATCCCAGTCAATAATAATAAGTTCTTGGTCTTCAATGTTCCAGAAACAATTTCTATCATGAAGGTCGTTGTGGAAGACATTATTTTTCTCCATGAATTCTTTTGCCTGATTCCTTTTCTTACAGGCCTTTTTATATTCTGATTTTTTACATTTTAATTCATCAAGACGTATACCATTCACTTTCACATATGTTATTGACTTTTTTGATGTATTAATTATTCGTGGGATAGAAAATGGGCCATCTTTTGATAAAGATAAAACGAACCTCATTATCCATATACGTTTATTGATATAGAATGTCAGGTCTTCCTGTTCATAATCAAAGATTTCGTATTTCTTCTTAACAGTATTATTTTCGACTTTTATATAGGTGCGAAAACCACCATTTTTCCCGTTTCTTTTGAAATATTTCTTCTCGTAAGGAACATCTGTTTTGATTGAGAGATTAATCTGAACTTTACTTCTCTTTCTCTTTCCTAATGACATACTCTCATATGTATAATATTAATTATCTTAATATATTTTTATTATATAAAATAAGTATCATTTTTTAAATTATTAATGTCACTGCATAGACAAATTTTTAAATTTTAATAATAAAATTGATTATAATATAATATTAATTATATAATAATTTATTATTATTATAGTATTATCAAGAATGAAAAAAAAGTGTTTAACACCAATCATGATTGATAAAGCACAGGGTGAGTTGAAACCATATATAAAAGCATTCATTTTGCATCAAAAATCTGATGAAAATCTTTCACCGTGTGACAAATTAATTGCACTTGAAAGACTTATATCTAAATCTATTGAACCATATTATCAAGACCAACCTAAAATGTCTGAGGAAGAACAGAAAATTGATCAAAATAAAAAAAAGATAAGTATTTTATGTAATAAAATAAATGGTAAATCTGATGAAAAAGGTAGATGTAATTTTGATGCATTTGCAGAATATATTGAATCTATTTATTCAAAAGAACAACCTGATATTAGTGCAGATTTTATAGCACCAATTATTAAAGAAGATACTTCGTGTGATCTACATTGGTATAAATGGTTAGTGAATGATTTATGTAACAAGAAAATTAATGTGCAAAAACAAATTAATTTTTTAACTCATGAAGTTATACTCAAACTAGAAATTACTGACTATATTGGTGAATTATTTGACCAACTATTAGATAGTCCTGGTTCTATTAATGAAGAATGGGCCACTAAGTTGATCTACCCTTCCTATAAGAAAGGAGATAAAAAGAATCCAATTAATTATAGACCTTTATCTGATAACCTTTTGTTTACTACTAAAATATTGCATAATATTTTAGCAGAACAACTTAATAGAATTGTAACTGTGAAAAAGAAGTTAAATAAATCTGTTCAAAAAGGAATGAATATTGGGTCATCTGGTGTTTTTGATGCAAATATGCGATTTATTAAATATATATGCAAAGATAAATCGGGTTCTCTTAGAATCCCACTATTCTTTGATATTAAGAATGCATATGGTTCAGTAAATCATCAGATTTTATTTGATGTATTGTTAGGTCATTTAATTGATCATCGTATTCTATCTTATATTAAAAGAATATATGAAATAGCTTCTGCTAAAATTGGTAATAAGAAAATTCCTTGGAATATTGGTTTATTTCAAGGAGATCCATTATCAAATGTTTTGTATGTAATTTTCAAGAATGCAATTATATATGAGTTTTGCTCTGTTTTTAATAGAGAAGACTGTATGGTTGCTTTTATTGATGATATTGTTCTTTTGCCGAAGAATATTCAAGAGGCGAAAGTGATGTTATTTACATTCAAAAAGATTATTAAAAAATACAGACTTGCCTGCAATATGGAAAAGTCTGGATTTTTATATATTGAAGATTTCAATAAACCAAGTCGTGGTGAAAGAACTATTGACAAATTATCTATTGGAAATTTTGCAATTAATCATTTCGATGATAATATTGTGAGATATCTCGGTTCATTCATGGGTACTAATATTGATATTATGTTTGACTATTTTCTTGAAAATAAAGTTGTAGCTAAATTAGATGCAATTGATTCTCTTAAATGTTCAAATGATATTAAATTACATATCTATTATAGAACTGTGTACTCAAGAATAACATGGGATTTGCAAAAGTTTATTATTATTTTTGATAAAAGTAAATTATCTGCAATTTTTCAAATTGAGACATTTTTTATTCAACAATGGAGTTCCGAAATGAGTATCGAATCTATTGATGCTTTTATTGAAACTAGATACAAATATATTGTAATGAAATCTTATCAAAAGATAGTTGGGTCAACGGATTCAACTGTAAATGAATTGTCATCTACATTTGACAGTAATGTTCAATATATTAATAAGACAGTGCTAAACATTGCACCACCTATTGATATGTTGTCCCTTGATGGTTACGATTTCAATACTGAATTGTCATCTGATAGTTCAACTACTACTAGTGATTGTCACGGGAATTCAAATAAATCAGATCAAGTTGAAGATATTCTTGGATTAGAAAATATTGATAATAATGTTATTGAGATCAATATTCCACAAGTAGAAGAAGAAAAACAGAATGAAGAGGATCAAGAAGATCCATTTGAAGGATTGCAAAATCAATTGGCTTTAATGTCAATCGATTTTACTAATACGTCTACTATTGTGACTAATACAAGTCAAAATACATCAGATGAAGAAACTATGGGTTAATTATTAAAATTGATCTTAATATATTATAAAAGCAAACAAGTTTATTAATAACTAATTAATAACAAATTACAATAGTTAATCATGTTATATGTTAGCACTAATATTGAAATTTATGATAAAATGACATCAAATATTGACATGAATAATTTATATGATATATTTAAATTAATATCAAAATTAAAAAAGAAAAGTATTTGGTCAAAACAATTAAATTATCTATTTCAAACAAAAATTAATAGACTAAGACAAAAGATCAGAAATAAACATGTTAGATTTAATGAAAATCAACTTGAAAAATATAAATTAAAAATACTAGGCAGTTTTACTTATATTAAATTATTAAAAAGAAAGTTAAATAAAATTGTAATTAGACAAATTTCACAAGGTGGTAATTTTATATGTATTTTATCAATAAATGGTGATGTATATAGCAGTGGACGTAATTCATTTGGACAACTTGGTATTGGTAAAAATATAAGTAAATCTAATAAATTTGAACATTTAAATATTCCTAAATGTGATTATATATCATGTGGTTATTCATTTACACTAGCTAAAACTATTAATAATTGTTTATATTCATGGGGTGCTGGTGAAAATGGAAGGCTGGGACAAGGTAATAGAAAAGATGTATATTTACCTACTAAATTACCATCTAATTTTGAAAATATAATGTATTTCTATTCAGGATCAGTTCATGCTGTATTATTAACAAGAAATGGTAATATTTACAGTTGGGGTCAGAAATACTATACTGGGCACAATAATAAAGAAGATGTTTTATTACCACAAAAATTAATAATTGATAATAATAATTTAATAAAATTTTATGCATTTTCAGTTGGTATAGGTGGTTATCATACAATTGCCATAACAGAATATAATGAAATATATACATGGGGTCACAATCGTGTTGGACAATTAGGTATATCACCTGATAAAAATCAAATGAAAAATGATACTGATCCCGGACTTACTATTATACCAGTGCCAACGAAAGTTATATCTAAAATTAATAATAAAATTACCCATGTTACATGTGGGTGGGGACACACAATCATATTATGTAAAAATGGTAGTGTGTGGACATGTGGTAGAAATAGTAGAGGACAATTAGGGATTGATAAATCAATATGTCATGAAAATAAAATAACCCACTATATTGATACACTAACAGAAATATTATTTTTTAGAGACAAAAAAATAATACATGTTTTTGCTGGTGGTGTATATAGTGGTGCAGTCAATGATAATGGTGATATTTACATGTGGGGAAACAATTCAGGTCAAAATATACAAACATTAGATAAAAATATAGAATATACTATAAATCCAACTAAAATTAATATATCTAAACCATCATTGATAAGCAGTGGTGTTGATTCTACTATTTTTTTACATTGAAAGGTGGTCGCATCTAGTACTATTTTGTTCACATAGTGCTGGAACAAACTTATTACAATATAAAACTTGTTACTAAATTACCTATTCCCATAATACCTATTGATACCATTGATCTAGGTATAACACCTTTATAATATGTCATTGGCTTTGTTTCTTTAATAACTTCCATTACTGTTTTTCTTTTATCATAAGATTGTGTACAAGTTTTAATATAATCAAATGGATGAGAGGAAACACTTGCTAATATTCCACCAACTGCACCATCAAGAAATTTATTACCTATAAAATCACCATTTATATAAGAAAAAAATACACCTGCATATAATGAATTTCTAAATAAATTCGGTGTAAATCCATTATACAATGATCTAAAACTAATTTTATTATTATAATTACCAACTGATGTATTTTTTTTTACTTTAATTGATTCTATTGGACAATCAACTAATGTTTGTACCATCCCAGCACAACATCCACTATAAAAATTAAGATAATAATCATGATATATATTATTATGATTCTTATCACAAAATGGTTTTATATAAGGTTTACATTGTGAGTGTACACCCCAATATAATGTTCTCATTGGAATAACACCACTTACTCTTGCTACATATCCCCTATATGATAACATGTCTCTTATTGTACACTTTTGATTATTTTGTATACTTGTTTTTAGAATATCAATTGGGTGTGTAAAAGAAACTTCTATATATCCAGAAATTGCACCAGCTATATATGGTTTATATTTATTATAAAAATAACTATTTTAAAATTTATTAAATAAATTACTATCTTGTGTCATATACAACATAGTAATAATTTTTTTAAATTAATTTATTATTATTATTATTATCATTTAATGTCCACCTGCCTGTGCTGCTGCAAGACGCAATAACATCCCAGAAAGCATTGCCCTCGCTGATGCATCCTCAACAACTGGGATTACTTCAATATCACACATTGTTGACCAATTTGTAATAAAACTAAGTACATGTTCGTGACTATTACTCTCACAAATACACGTGCCTGATGCACGACCCATATTATGCCAACGTCCGATAATATTAACATGTGGTCCACTGTCAATCTCATCATCCTCAGGTGTCATTCCTGAAAATACAGTGAAACACTGTTGGCGTTTGTCTGGAAAAATTGTCCAATTAATTTGAAATAGCATTTGATATACATATATTATATTATATCCATATAAGTCTTTTTTTATATAATAATTTATATTTTTGTTTCAATTTTTAATTTTTCATTAAAAAAATCGATATTTTCTTGATTTTGTAAACTATATTTATATAATAATGGTTTATGTTTTTCAATATATTCTAATCTATTAAATGATTTTTTTAAATTTTTTATATGTTCAACAGCAGCATTTACATCACATTTAGGATAATAATATCCCCAATCTTTTAACATTTTGCTATTATGTATAATTGGAATACCTAAATAAAAACACTCTAAATGTAGATAATTTAGATCACAATCATCTGAAAATGAAACTACTACATTGCAATAATTATCCATTACATATCTAAATCTATGTCTATTTTCGAATGTTAACCTTTTACTTTTAAATAATTCAGATCTATTAGCAAATTGTTTAAAATATGAAGATTTATCATATAATTTTTTAGAACCTGTAATATAGCATTTATTTATATATTCTTTTGATTTTTCACAAATAATAATAGGGATAAAACATGATTTATTATATAAAAGATTACTCTCAAATACACCAATATTTAAATTATCTCCCAATTCATTTTGATATGGTTCCCCCATATAGGATGATTCCCAAAAATAAGGTCCAATTAACACATTGTCATTACTATGTATATATTTATGGTAATCAATACTATAACCAAAATGAGGTGATATCCATATTTCATCAAACAAATGATGTACTTTTAGACTTAGATTATTATTATTATTACAATTATAGCAATTATGTAATACTTCTGTTATACCATTTATTAATGAATGCCCTAATGTGTATTTGATAAATTTCACATTATTATCTTTAAATTTTATTATTATATTTTCTAATAATTCAAGACCAACACTAATTATAATATTCAACTTAATTAATTTATTAATATCTGAATGATTTATTGCATTTGGATAATTATTATTATTTATATTATTACTTATAAAAAATACATCTGCATTAGTTCTATTTTTTAAATAGTTAAAAAATGATATAATATGTTGATGAATACCGCAAGAATATATTCTATTACTTATGTTATTTAAATTATGAATAGTTATACCTATTTTAACCATAATAATTATTAATTAATTTTATATCTTTATATAATTAATTACTTAATAATATAATTATTTACGAGGTATACAGTATCTACCGTTATTATCATAACTTAAATCTCTACTTAATAATTCTGCATGTGTATAAGGTGCTTGTGCATTTAAATCCATAAATTGACGATTACATAATATATTATTATTTGTTTGCATTGGTTCATGATTACATGACCAACATCCATTGTAAATATTAGATAAAACTGGATCAAGACCTTCTGGTAATTTATGTTTATACCATAAATCACGATTACCGGGATCACAATCCTCGGTTTTTAATTTTTGATTACATACATTTTTATTACAATATTTATAACATGATTGACTGGGTTTACACTTATCCATATATATTATAATAATATAATAAAATTAATATTTGTTTTAAAATTATTATATAAGCATATAATATAATGGTTTTTTACACTCTCGAAAAAAAAGCAATCCAACAATTTGGTGGAAATAAGTCTGATCCAACAAGTATGGCAACTGTCTTTCTTGTTTCTCTCTTATTCTTAGCAATTAAAAGTTATCTTGTACAGGTAACATACAATTCTGTTGCACCAAAGCTTATTGCAAATAACGGATTAAGTACTCAAAACTTTCGTCCACTCGATTTCTGGGAAAGTGTTATGCTTGTAATCTTAGCAAATAATTTATTTGCATAATTTGCATAATTTGCATAATTTGCGTAATTTGCATAATTCTTATATTTCAACTGTATATTTATATTCAGATTTATTAATTAATTTGTATTTAAGATTGGAAATTCCATTTTCTTTCCAATCTTCTAAGTCTTTCAATATGTTCTCTTTCTTTTTTAAATTTGTCAATTCTCTTTTATCTGATGTATCAAAATGATTTAATTCTTTTATTTTTCCATTCTTTGGACAACAAATTTGATTAACACATTTAGATAATCTATTGTATAAAGCATCATCTTCACCACCCCATCCCCAAAAATTATTTGGATATCCATTTGTTTCTTTTACTAATTTAGGTGTTAATGATAAGATACCACCTATAAATGTACTAAAATCATATTTATCTTTCCATCTATCACCAATATGTACTGGATACTTAGAATATGTTGCATAATATGGTCTTATATCTGGACTTGTTGGTAATAAATCTACATCATGTGATATTAATATTTCACATTTGTCTTTAATTGCCATTTCCATTCCAATATTTAATAATTTTCCTCGATTAAATTTTTTACCATCTTCACTCTGTTCAATTATATATATTTTATGATCAAGTTTATTTAAAAATTTTGGCATATATTTTAAAAATGCTTTTAACATTTCACCTCTTCTTTGTTCCTTTTGTTCTCTAAATGGTACTATTATTGCTATTTTTCTTTTTGATAAAGTACTTTTTTTAAAAAATACTTTTTCTATTTTTATTCTGTTTCTTTTATATTCACTGTATTTATGGTTAATATTTGACATCTATAATATAATAATATTTAATTTAATATATAATATTATTATATATGAGTCTTGAAATAGAGATTAAATTTGGATCAGTTGTTAATAATAAATTTCACTCAACAATCCCCAGATCAGAATATGACGAAATTTTAAATAAAAAATTTTACAACAAGCGAAGCGGTAGCACAAGTGACAAAGTTGTTATTCAACAAAATGGTAAAAATTACGAAATTACATTGGATAAGGGTAAAATAGTTAAACCAATATTAGAAATTAGAAAAGAATTGATAGAAAATAAACAATACAGTTCAGATATAAGAATATCTAAAAATAAAGAATATTCAAAAGAGGGTAAATTTGATTTTAATAAAGAGATAGATTTTTTCAGATTTAAAAAAAGAACAGAATTATTTAGTAAAAAATTACCAAATTGGAGAATAGATTTAACACAAATTGTTCAACTTAGTCAAAAATTAAAATTTATTGAATTCTTAAAAATTGCTTCCAAAACTAAACCTTTTTATCAACTTGAAGCAGAATGGATTAATAAAAAGTCAGAACCAACAGAAGAAGATATATATGATGCCATTCTTTTTATTAGACCAAATATAGTATCTATTTTACAAAATCAATTAAATTATAATTTAAAAAGTTTATCAGCAGTTGTTTCTATTGAACTAAAAAAATTGCCAGAAGTATATAATGGGTATGCAATTACTGATAAAGCTGATGGTGTAAGATATGGTTTATATATTGATAAATATGGTAATATTATAAGATTTGGAAGAAGCTTCTCGGCAGAATTAATTGGTAAAACCTCTAAAAACAAATTAACTTTACTTGATTCTGAATTAATTAATAATAAATATTATTTATTTGATTTAATGTTTTACAAAGGTAAAGATTTTACAAAAGAATCTTTTGATATTAGATATAAAGAATTACAAAAAATTAAAGATTATCCCATTAAAGAATTTTATTTTCCTAAACCAGATAAAGTCGGAAATGCTGCAAAAAAAGCATATACTAAAAAACATCCATATGAATTAGATGGATTAATTTATACAAAAATCACATCACCATATAAAAGATCTGATTATAAATGGAAACCCAGAGAACATTGTACAATTGATTTTTTAATTAAACATTTAAAGAATGATAATAATTTATTAACAATTGGTTTATATATTACTATGAATTTTAAGAAATTAAATTATACTAAATTAAGGATGTATCCTGAAACATATAAACAATTTAACTTTAATAGGGATACAATTAGAAAATTTAAAGATTTTCCGTGGCCATTCAAACCAGATGGCATACAAGAGTTATCAACAACAAAAATTAAAGTTGATAAAGATTTTAAATACAAAGGAATTCCTTTACTTGATAATACTATTGTTGAATTTAAATTTAATTTTAGCGGTGAGAATAAAAATAACAAAAAAAATAATAAAAATAAATTAAAAATAAATAAAGATATGACCTGGATTCCAGTAACTTTTAGACCGGATAAACAAAAAATATATGAGGAAGGTTTGAAAAATTACATGTATAGAGGAATGAATGGTTATAATACAGGTATCAGTGTTTGGGAATGTATACAAAAACCAATTACAACAGAAATGATATATTCAAATGAGCCACCTGTTATTTATTTTACAGGTGAAACAAAATTAACAAAAAGCATGACATCATTTCATCATAGATTAAAGTTAAAATACTATGAAAAATATTTAAATAAAGGAGATAATGTATTAGAATTAGCTGGTGGAAGAGGTGGTGACTTTTGGAAATTGACAAAAGCAAATTTTGTTTTGTTTGCAGATGTGGCTAAGGATGCTATTATTGAATTGAAAAATAGAATTAATAAATCAAAGAATATTGAATACAATAGAAACTTTATAGAAGCAAATTTGAGTAAAAATATTACAAAAGACATAAAAAAATCTATCAATAGTCATAAGATAAAGGAATTTAATATAGTTTCAATACAATTTGCACTACATTATTTCTTTGAATCAGAAAAATCATTTAAGAATATTTTTAAAAATATAGATACCTATTTAAAATCTGGTGGATATTTTATGGCAAGTTTTTTTGAGAAAGAAAGAGTTAAAAAGTTATTCAAAAATAGTAATACTAATACAATAACTTTAAAAAAAGGTAATTCAAATGTGTTTGTATTAGAAAATAAATCAAATAAAAATTCAAAAAAGAATTCAAATAAAAATTCACCATTTGGTAAAAAACTTGCAGTACAGACTGAAACAATTGGAAAACATGATGAATTTTTAGTAGATACAAAATATTTAATAAATTTTATGGAAAAAAATAATTATAAATTAATTGAGAAAGTTGGATTTGATGATGTTTATAAAAATGAAAATAAAAAAAAAATGAGTAATAGTGAAAAGAAATTTAGTTTCTTGAATGTATATATTGTATTTCAAAAAAAATAAAAAGCTAGAAATTATATTATATTATATAAAACATTTAATATTATAAAATATAATGTTAAATTTAGATATGTTTCTATTATTTGCTTTAATCGCATTCATATTATATTATACTACAATACGGTGTTGTAATAGAATGAGTTATGATCATACGATTATTCTTCCAGTTGAAAATAGTGAAGTTGTAACATCAACTGTACACGAATTACCAACTGTACCAGAATTACCTGCAAGTGACAACTGATTAATAATTGTAATTAAAAATCTAATTATATTAATATAGGACTATATGTCAGAAAACATAGATGATTGTTTTAAAAAAAATGTACCTAATTATACTTATAGAAAAGGATATAAATCAGATATAAAATATTGTATTGATTGGCATGAATTAGTAAGAGAAGTTTATAGTGATTTGCCCAAAAAATTTAAAAAATCAAAAGTAAAAAAAGATAAAAATTTTAATAAATTATATCAAAAAATAGATAAAGAAGCATTATTAAATACATTGAAATATTTATTTTACAAAATAGGTGGTGGTCAATTATTTGTTATGATAAAAGATAATAAATTAGCTAAATTTATTCCATTTTATAATATTGATTATATAAATGATTGGAGTGATAAAATTGATGATAGTAATATTTATGAAATATTTAAAAAATTAGATAAGAATCCTCATCGTATATTGAGAGATAAGAGTAAATGGAAAGCAATGGGTTGTTTAATAAAAACTACATATGATAATGATTTATCTGATTGGGCTATAAATGTTTATAGAGATATGTTGGAAAAACTTGTAAAAAAAAGAAAAATACCTGATTGTTATTTTTTTATAAGTGGTAAAGATTTTCCTTTTTTAAATACAGATCTAACTGAACCATTTTATCAAATATATGGAAGAAATGTTAAATTACCTGAAAAATATAGATTTCAAAATTATGTTCCAATTTTGGGATGTTCAACATCAGAAGGATCAGCAGTTATACCTATTCCAACCTATGATGACTGGATGTTAATAACAAAAAAATATTATCCACCTAATTGTAAGAATCCTTATATAGATAATAAAACAGTTCCGTGGTCTAAAAAAGTAAATAAAGCAGTTTTTAGAGGTAGTGCCACTGGTTGTTATACAACAAAAGATAAGAATAAACGATTGAAATTATATGAAATATCTAAGAATAGAGATGATATGGATATTGGAATTACAAGAATAGTAAAAAGAATTAAAATAACAGATAATAAATTGCAATATTTAGATAAAGAAAATATTGAAATAAGTGAACCAATGTCAATGTCTGATCAAAATAAATTTAAATATATATTTGATGTTGAAGGAAATTCAGTTGCATTTAGATTTAATTATTTATTAAATAGTGGTAGTTTAATTTTGAGAGTTAAATGTGAATGGTCATTGTGGATTGATCAATTTTTAGAAAATCAGAAAGATTATATTGAAATAGATGAAAATTTTAATAATTTTGAAGCAGTTATGGAATGGTGTAAAACTCATGATAAAGCTGTTCATCAAATAGTTAAAAATGAGAAAAAAGCATATAAAAAATATATAAACGAAGATTTTATGTTTAATTATATAGAAAAAATATTACATCAAGTTTCAAGGCATTTAATATAATTTAATATAATTTAGTATAATAAATAATTTATATATATTATTTATATTTTTAAAACAATTATTTAGAAATATAATCAAATAATATAGTATATGAATAAATATTTTGATATTACAAATAATATCGATAAAAATAAATTACAGATAAGTGAAATTGGAAAATACAGTATTTCGACACCAAAGCATGCAAAATTAATTAATTTTATAATTGAAAAATATTATCCTAAGAAAAAAAAAACAATTGTAATAACTGATGCTACTGCAAATGTAGGTGGAAATACAATTGCATTCGGTCGAACTTTTAAACATGTTAATGCTATTGAGTTAGTACCTGAACATTGTAAAATGTTAGAGAATAATGTGAATGTATATAAGTTAAAGAATGTAACTGTACATTGTGGAAATTATTTAAATATTATGAATAAATTAAAACAAAATGTTGTATTTATTGATCCACCATGGGGTGGAAGAGATTATAAAAAACACAAAAGTTTAAAACTATATTTATACACAGATGATAGTAAAAAAGTTGTATTAGAAGATGTCATTAATAATATTAAAGATGTTGAATTAATAGTATTAAAAGTTCCTAATAACTTTGATTTTATACATTTTTATCAAAAGATAAAATTTAAACAAGTTGTAACATATAATTTAAAAAAATTTATGATCTTAGTAGTTGTTGTTAAATAATATATTAATTAATTTTATGTGTAAACAGATTATTTAAATAATCTATCATTAAATATTGTACACTAAATGTTCCAATTGTTTTTGGATAATTAGTTAACAATCCTCTATATAATCCCTTAATACCTTCTGTTCTGACTATTTTTTTAAAACAGTCAATACCACTATTATATTTAGGTACATTTTTATCGAATCCTTGTAATTGTAATCTTCTTCTAATTAAGTCAGTTGGATAAACACATGTTATTGATATAACACCAGCGGAAGCACCTATAAATAATTTTGTATAAATATTTGGCGTATATTTTTCATTTATTATTTTGCTAAGATATGAATAACTAGTCAGTTGTATTGAATTCCAAGGTGTATGCATAGCAATCCCAACAGGTAGTCCTCTATATAATTTTTTTGTTGGGATTTTTGTTAATATATCTAAAATTCCTTTATATTTATTTTTATTTGTTTGTAAAGATAAATAACTTCTGCTTGTTTCTAATGGATATATTACTGTTTGTGATAAAGCTCCGGCAATTCCACCTGCAAATAAATTTCTATAATTATTATTTTTAATAAGATTTTCTGTATTTTTACTAATATAATTATAGGTAGAGTATGTAATTGCAAATTGCGGAAAAGCTCTTATACAATTAGTAGCATTTCCTTTCCATAAATAACGTATACCTTCTTTTTTTACTACATCTTTAAGAGTTGTATTTGGTATAAATGGATTTTGTCTTTGGACTCTGTATAATTCTAATGGCGCATTAATTGTTCTTGCTATTATTGCAGATGAACCGCCGATTATTAAATCAGTTATTAACATAATTATTATAATTAATAATTATATTATTTTGTATTATTCTATAAAATTAAATTATTTTGTTTATAGCGCAACAGTAATTTCGTGTGATTGTGTGTCAGTTGCATTTGCACTATCAGTTGCTATTAACACTACAGTGTGAGATCCAGTAGTTGTAGGTGTTCCTGTAAGTGTAGCTGTTCCATTACCATTATCAAAAAATAAAGTATACAAAAGTTGTTACATATAATTTAAAAAAATTTATGATCTTAGTAGTTGTTGTTAAATAATATATTATTTTTTTATTATATCTTTAATTATTATTGTATATGAACCAAACTATAAATTAAATCATGCATAAACATAATTATTATAATTAATAATTATATTTTTATTGAATATTTTATATGAACCAACATAATTATTATAATTATATTTTTATTGATTATTCTATTAAATTAATCTATGATACAGTAATTACGAGTGTTTTTGTATCTATAGCTCCTTGTGGATCCGTCGCTATTAATATTACATTGTTAGATCCAACATTGGCATTAATGGGTGTTCCTGCAAGTGTAGCTGTTCCATTACCATTATCAGTTAATGTTAACCAAGATGGGATGGAAGAAGTCGTTGTGATTGCTATGTCACCAGTATCAATATCGTTAGTTGTCACATTGAATGTATATGCAGTATTATTAGTTGCTGCACTTGTAAGGGGTGATGTAATTACTGTGCATCATTTACATTGGCAATAGCAGTAGTTTGTGCACTTTCTATATCAATTGTTGTATTATTATTATATACCATATTAATTGAGCCTACTGAAGGATTAATTGTCATATTATTATCTGCAGGTAGCGTTCTGGTTAGAGTAACTTTTGCATGAATTAATAAACCGACATCCGCTTGAACTAAAGTATATGTATAATCAGTTTCACCACTAATTACACTAGTTCCTCGATACCACGTAATACTAGCATTAGTGTAATTACAATTAAAAATACTGGTTGAAGTAAATCCAAGTGTTAATGTTTGATTCTGTGTTGGTGCACCAGATATTGTTACAATAGGTAATGCTATTCTTAAAATTGCAGTAGAATTAACTCCTTCTGCTGCTCTGGCAGTTGTTGCTTCTGCTGCGATTGCAGTAGAATTAACTCCTTCTGCTGCTCTGGCAGTTGATGCTTCATCTGAGATTGCACCTGCATTAGCTTGTTCTGTTGCTCTGGCAGTTGATGCTTCATCTGAGATTGCAGTTGCATTAGATGCTTCGGCTGCTCTGGCAGTTGATGCTTCATCTGAGATTGCAGTTGCATTAGATGCTTCGGCTGATCTTGCAGTTGATGCTTCATCTGAGATTGCAGTTGCATTAGATGCTTCGGCTGATCTTGCAGTTGATGCTTCATCTGAGATTGCAGTTGCATTAGATGCTTCGGCTGATCTTGCAGTTGATGCTTCTGTTGAGATTGCTGCTTCATTGGATGCTTCTGCTGATCTGGCAGTTGATGCTTCTGTTGAGATTGCTGCTTCATTTGATGCTTCTGCAGATCTGGCAGTTGATGCTTCTGTTGAGATTGCTGCTTCATTTGATGCTTCTGCAGATCTTGCAGTTGTTGCTTCTGCTGTGATTGCAGTATCTAATAATGTATCTGCATTCTTCAATGATGTTGCAGTTTTTAAATAAGTTGTAGTTTGATCTGCTACATATGCTCCGGAATTTCCTAAACCAGGTGCATCTTTTCCATTTGGATTAGACGTTGGTGTGTTTGAACCATTTTCTAATCCAGTTCCTACATATAATTGTTCAAATGCGTTTACTGCCTCTGTAAATGAATCTAATGCAGCTGGATCAGTATTTCTAAGTATTGTTGTTATACTGGTACTATTTGAAAGACTAGTTGCTGTATTTGCACTAGCTTTCATGGAAACAGTCGTAAGTCTTGTATCAAGTATTTCATCCATAATTGTTGATCTTGTAATTTCTTCAGCTATTGTTTGAGCATTATCGTCAACTCTGCTATTTGTCTCAATAAGAGACTTATGCGTTACTAATGTTTGACCATGTAATTGATGTCCTGCTGTAATTTGAACAGGTTCAGATAATATAACATCGCCATTTATTTTAATTGGGTTTTCATTATCTAATGCATTAATTTCACTTGTATTAATAGACTTTAAGCTATAATTATCTTCTGAATTTAAATTTTCAGAACCTAATACAACATTATCTAAATAACTATCCTTATCTATTTTAAGAGTGTTAATTTGCTTTTGTAATTTTTTTACTTTACAATTGAAAATTCCCATATATTCTTTTAATGTTACGCTCATTCTAATATATATATATATAATATATTTTATTTAAAAAATTTAAATTAAATTGCCATTTTCATTTTAACTGATGGGTATGGGTAATATCCATTTACTATAAAATCTTCATAATTGAAATCTTCAACATTTGTGTATTGTTTATTTGAATTTATTTCAACAAAAGGAAATGGTCTAGGATGTCTTTCCAATTGTTTTTTTAATGCATCTAAGTGATCTAGATATATATGGGCATCCCCAATAGTATGAATAAATTCTCCAGGTTCTAAATTTGTTAATTTAGCAAATATATATGTCATTAAACTTACTGATGCTATATTAAATGGAACACCCAATCCCATATCACCAGAACGCTGATACATTGAACATGAAAGTTTACCATCATTAACATAAAATTGATATAATACGTGACATGCTGGTAACGCTACTTTATCTAAATCACATGGATTCCATAGATTAATTAAAATTCTTCTACTTGTTGGATTATTTTTAATTAAATCTATACAATTTTTTACTTGATCATATCCATTTTTAATATTATTTTTCCTATCAGCATTATATTCACCACCAAAATGTCTAAAATTGAATCCATAAATAGGACCACATTCACCTTCTCTATATTTATTTAAACCAATACTATCTAAATATTCTCTTGTTGAATTACCATCCCATATATGAACATTTTTATCTTGTAATATCTTTGCATCAGTTTCACCTGCTAAAAACCACAAAAGTTCTTCTACGATACCCTTCCAATACATTCTCTTTGTTGTTAATAATGGAAAATGTTTACTAATATCATATCTCATTTGACAACCAAATAATGATTTTGTCCCAGTTCCTGTTCTATCTTTTCTAACATTTCCGTAATCAATAATTTTCTTTAACATATTAATATATTGATATTCTGGATGAATATCTTTTGTATAAGAATATTCTGCAAATCTAAAAGATAAATTATTTTCTTTCTTTAATTCTGAAATAAGATCTAATTTATATTGTGGACCTATTTCTGGTAAAAATCGATTACATTTGAAATTCTTATGAATATGTGTTATATACAATTTATTCAACTTATATTTCTCTTTATTTTTCATAAATATATCATAAATCTGACTTCCACCTATTACAAATATATTTTCTACATTATCCAATTCATTTAAATAATTAATTGCTAAATCTATATTATTTGTAACTAAATCTGCACCGGTAAATTCTGGATTTAATCTAGATATAACTATATTTATTCTATCTTTTAATGGTCTATATTTAATTGGAATAGATTCCCAGGTTTTTCTACCCATTATAACTGCATTTTTTTTATTTTTATCTACACAATTGCTTGTTATTTTTTTAAAGTATTCCATATCGCATCTTAGTTTCCATGGTAAAATGTTATCGATACCTATTCCGTATTTATTATCAATCGCACATATTAAATTCATTTTATAATTAATATTAAATAATACTAGTTATTTTTTTATATATATTTAATTAATAATTTAATTAATAATTTAATTAATAATTTAATTAACTCATATCAAATTCATATGCAGTACCGGATGTTGTATATGGCCCAGGTGGTTTTGAGTTAAAATCATTACCACTTGCTACTAATGGGATACTATCAAATCCACCTGTTCCTAATACACTCTCATCTGGTCTAAATGGTTCTGGATGAAATGCTGTATCAGAATTTGCATATTGTTTTGTCATTTCACATCCTTGAACATTATCTTTATTATCGAATGCCTTTCCAACGGGTGTATCTGAATTATTTTGCATTAATTCAAAATTTTCTTCTTCATCATTTTTGCATCCCATGCCTTCAAATGTTTCTTCTTCATCATTTTTGCATCCCATGCCTTCAAATGTTTCTTCCTCATCATTTTTGCATCTCATACTTTCTACAAAATGGATATCTTTGTCAAATTCAGCAGGTGCATATGATTCAGTAAATAATTCGGCAGTTTTATTAGATACAATATATGTTAATAAGTATGAAATTGCTAGGCAAACTGCAACTGAAAATCCACCAATTTTTGATTTAGAATTGGCTAAATATATAATTAACAATAATAATAATACTCTTGCTACGATATTATTAAATAAAATACGAACTATACTAGGTAATTGCTTTTTATTTACAATTAAATAATTTAAGTATAGAATATATAAAACAGATAGTAATATAATCATACTATTGATAGTTAAACTATGTGAACTCATTATTATAATATATAATTATATAAAAATTCTAAGATTATTTATAATATTTTTCATATTCTCTATATTATTATTTTGTATATATGATAATGTTAAAACGTAAGATATTACTAATAATAATGTCATTTTAATATTAATCTTAGAAAAAAATATAATTGTAATCAAAAATAGTAGATTAATTATATAATTAGTAAATAAATGAACATATTCATTTGATAATCCAGGTGTTAATGATAATATATATATAAATAACATAACAGTTGATGTAAAATAAATTATTTTATTTTGTTTATTCATATAATATAATATAATATTAAATATTTATTTTCTAATAATATATTATTAGACATGAAATATTGTTCAATTGAAGAAGCTTGGGGAAATAATTTTAAAAAAAATAAAGAAAAATTTGAAATAGAAAAACCTAAATATGTAAATAGTTCAATTGAATTTCTAAGTAATGAATTAGATAATAAAAATGATATGCTAAATAATGCTTATAAATTATATGAAGGATTTACTGCAACCGGCGAATATAAAGAAAATTTAAATCAAAAATTTGATAATTATCTAGAAAAATTTGATAAATTAATGAATTTTGAAGCATTTAGAAATAAAATTATAGAAAGAATGGAAAATATAGTGGGTAAAAAATATAATACTAATAATACGGAACATTTTTCATTATATGGTTGTTCGAATGATGATTATAGTGATGTTATATTGTATATTCTTTTTGGTATATTTATTATATTTATTCTAGATTCATTTGTTAAATTAGGGATGAAATATAAAGGAAACTAATTATTGTATAGGAAATTTTTTCTTGGAACATAATCATGTACTAACTTAAATTTATTATTATTTTTATTTTTTTTATTTTTTATATCACAAATTGAAATATCGCTATCTTTAATTTGAGTTTTACTAGATGATAATAATGTATTATTTGATATACTGTTACTATTTGTTAATAAATTTTGATTAGTCACTACTACATTAAAATTTCTTTTTATTTTCCATGTAATATATATTACATTTGGTTTATAATATTTTATTAAAAATCCACTATTCTTTAAATTAGTAATTATAAATAATATACATTCTGGCAATTTATATATTGGTTCACCAAATACAAACTCATCTACTTTATATAAACAATATTTTTGTTCATTATCAGATGCTGATTTAATTTTAATATAACATCTTTCAAGTAATCTTTTATAAACTTGTAATCTATATCTATCTTTATTATTCTGTCTATGTTGTATATCATTAACATTTATAGAAAAAAATTTATTATCATTGTTCATATCTATAATATATAAATATATAAAGTTATAAATTTATACAAATTTATAAATGTATAACGAATTAGTTTTATCTGGTGGTGGTATAAAAGGTATTGCTATTATAGGTTCTTTATCATATTTAGAAGATATTCATATTCTTAAAAATATTAAAAATTATATAGGTACATCCGTGGGTGGATTTATATCATTTTTACTAGTTGTAGGATTTAATTGTAAAGAATTAGTGGATATATCTTTAAATCTAGATTTTAATGAATATAGTGATATAACTTTAACAAACTTAATAGAGACATATGGTTTTGATAATTTTAAAAAGATGGGGAAAATTATTATCGCAATTATTAAACAAAAAGGAATAAATAAAGATATAACTTTTGAACAGTTATATCAAAAAACTAAAAAGGGATTAACAATAACTGGATCAAATATTTCAAAAGGTAGACTTGAATTATTTAATAAAGAAAAAACACCAAATATGAAAGTATTAATAGCTTTACAAATTACAATGTCAATACCTATATTTTTCAGGCCAGTCTTATTTAATGGATTTTATTATGTTGACGGAGGAATATATGATCCTTATCCAATTAAATATGCTAATAATATAAAAAAAACACTAGGAATATTCTTAAAAAAGGAAGAAAATAATGAAACTAATGTTGTTATTGATAGTTTGGGTTCATATATGAAACATGTATTAATTTGTTTTTATAATGAATTTAAAGAAAAAATATTAAAAAGTGGTAAATATAAAGATTCAACTATTATAGTTGATGCAGAATCAGTATCATCTATAAAATTTAATTTAGATAAAGATGATAAAAATGAAATAATGAATATTGGTAAAGATAAATCAATCAAATATATAGATAATAAATTTAATAAAATAAGATTAGCATATTTATTAAAAAAGAATTATATAGATAAAAAGAGGAATAATGGTAAAAAGGTTTGTATGGCTATAAAGAAAAATGGAAAAAGATGTCAATATCTTTCAAAATTTACTGAAAATAATAAAAACTATTGTGGAATACATAAAAATTTATTGTAAATCGAAATTTCTAGCAACATAACTATTAACATTAACTGGTGCAGAGTTAGATGGTGGAACACTGCCTCCTACATTTGCAGCTTGATTTGGTAAGCTTTGGGAAACACCTTTAACAAAATCGTGAAATCCTTTTGCAGTTCTTGATCCGGTATAATCCTTACCTTTCCCATTTGCATGTCCATTGGGGAAGAATTTTATGGTTGGGAACCCGTTAACACCATGCTTATTCATTACTTCTTTATTTTCACTTTCTACATCAATTGCTAAAACATTTGATTTGTTTTCGCTCTTAAATTTATCCCATTCTGGTTTCATTTTTTTACAATGACCGCACCAATTTGCATGGAATAAAATTAGAGAAGGTTTATTAGATCCATCATCAAAATTTTCAAAAGCTTCAAATTCAACACTTCCTTTAAGATTTCCTAGATGTGCTGAGAATCCAGCGGATAATCCTAGGCCTCTTGGCATAAATAACATGACAAGAATAACAACGACACAAACACCCATAAATAATTTATGTTCAAAACTGAGTTTCATTATATAAAGTATACAAATATTTTATTTATTATAATATTTATATTAAAGATAATTATAATTAAATAATATAAATGTTACTAAGATTAGTGAATGAGTCAAGAAGATGGCCTGATAATATGTTTATGATTAATGATAATGAAGCCTATGCATTATGTGATGATATTATTCCTAATATAGATATAGTATTAACTATTAAATATACTAGAAACTATCCATTTAAACCTCCGGAAGTATATCTAAATAATAAAAATATTATTGAATATTTTGGATCATCGCGATTATTTTATGATGATCTACATAAAATAACTAATAGAAAGTGTTTATGTTGTCATAATCTATTATGCAAGTATAATTGGGGTCCTATTCTAAATACAATCGATATAATAAATGAAATAAATGAAATAAAATATATATTTATATATTATATAAAATGACGACTGCAATTTCAGATACAAATTTTCAAACCGCGGTTGATTTATGGGTATCGAACCAAACTAGTGCAATTGCAACTTATGGTGATATTTCTGGTTGGGATGTTTCCTTAGTGACAAATATGTCCTCTGCGTTCTCTGGCAAGAATACATTTAATTCAGATATTTCTAATTGGGTGGTTTCTGCAGTGACAGATATGAGTAGTATGTTTAATGGTGCCACTAGTTTCAATAAATTATTGTCTTGGAATTTGAATACAACTGTTAGTGTTACAGATATGTTTCAAGGATCTGTTACTAATTATGATTCCACCCCAACACTTTTTGAGCAGACTATAGGAGGTATCGTTTATAAAAGAATATCGTATTATTTTGCAGATAGATCAACACTTAAAACAGCAGTAGATGCTTGGATATCCAATTCTACAACAGCAACTGCAACTTATGGTGTTATTAATACATGGGATGTTTCAGCGGTAACAGATATGGCTGGCTTATTCACGGGCACACAATTTAATTCAGATATTTCTAATTGGGATGTTTCTGCTGTGATAAATATGAGCACTATGTTTAGAAGTAACGTATTTTTTAATCAAGATATTTCTAGGTGGGATGTTTCAGCAGTGACAAATATGAGCGGTATGTTTATGTCTACGTGGGACTTTAATCAAGATATTTCCAGTTGGAATGTTTCTGCAGTGACAAATATGGGGGGGATGTTTCAGGATAATCCCACATTTAACAAAGATATTTCTGGTTGGGAAAGAACAAACGGTATTAATGGAGCAACCTCTACATCTTCACTTTCTAACGTAAAATATATGTACTCTATGTTCCAGGGTACTACTTTTAATGGAAACATTGGGAATTGGAATGTCAGCAGTGTTACAAATTTGGCAATGATGTTTTACGGTGCAACTGCATTTAATTCAGATATTTCTAGTTGGGATGTATCCAGTGCGACGAATATGGCTGGTATGTTCGATGGTGCAACTGCATTTAACATAGATATTTCTGGCTGGGAAAGAACGAACGGTGTTAATGGAGCAACTTCTACATCTTCACTTTCAGAGATAACAGATATGAGAGAAATGTTTAATGGTGCAACTGCATTTAATTCAGATATTTCTAATTGGGTGGTTTCTGCAGTGACAGATATGAATAATATGTTTAATGGTGCCACTGCATTTAATTCAGATATTTCTACTTGGGCGGTTTCTGCAGTGACAGATATGAGTAGTATGTTTAATGGTGCAATTGCATTTAATTCAGATATTTCTAATTGGGTGGTTTCTGCAGTGACAGATATGAATAATATGTTTAATGGTGCCACTGCATTTAATTCAGATATTTCTACTTGGGCGGTTTCTGCAGTGACAGATATGAGTAGTATGTTTAATGGTGCAATTGCATTTGATGTTAATATTTCTGCTTGGGCATCAAATGGAGGTGGATTCACCGATAGTCCAATACTTTTTTTGGACATATTTCAAGGTGCAACGGCTTTAAATGCTAGTAGAACAGCCCTTGACATAGACACCACTGTTGCAATTACCAAAGCCAACTGGGCAACAAATGTCATTTGTTTCTATGGATTTGTGAATGTCCAGACTGATAAAGGGTTAAAACAGATTAAAGACCTTAAGCGTGGCGATATGATTTTTACTAATGATGGTTATCAGCCACTTGCTGTGTTGGATGTTGGATTTAATCCTAGCAACGAACTTTTAAAAAGAAAATTTAAAACTACAGATTTCATAGTAAAAATACCAAAAGACTTCTTAGCAGAAAATGTTCCTACTGAAGATGTTTACGTAACTAAAACACATTCTCTTTCTGTTAGAATAACAAGCGATGACAAAGATTTTGAATATTTACATCTTTTTGTAGAAGAACTTATGCAATTGGGTGATGACATCGAATATGTAAGAAAAGATGAGGAAACAAAACTTTACAATTTAATTTTTGATAATCACTATGAAGTTAATGTAGGAAATATGAAGTTTTTAAGCCATCACCCTAATCATAATAACGGAAATAAGCGTTTGAAGGAAGGTAATGAAATCGATCCTGAAAATAGAACTAAAAAAGTATATGCTGATAAAAATGGAATTTATTTTAAAAAAATTACTTTAAAAAATCTTTTAAAAGACAAACCGGATGAGATGACAGACAAAGAATATTTGGTTCATGCATTATGTTTTAAAGTATAAATCAAAATTATATTTATTAAAATATAATTTTTAACAAATATAATTAAATAAATTAACAACTAGACGCCCATCTAGCCATTGCTTGAATTTTAAATTTATTATTATTCTCAATAAACCATTTTTTTTTACCTGTGACAAATATGAGTTCAACTGTATTTAACCAAGATATTGGGTGTTTCAGAATGACAGATACGATTAATATGTTTAGCGATGCTAGTATTTTTAATCAAGACATTTAGAATGTTTCTAGTTGGGAGTGTCTTGTGGGTTAGACATACGTTCATTCGTTTAGTCTCAAATTACATGTTGAAAATAAACCAACATATTTTATTTATTATAATATTTATATTAAAGATATACAAATATTTTATTTATTATAATATTTATATTAAAGATATACAAATATTTTATTTATTATAATATTTATATTAAAGATATACAAATATTTTATTTATTATAATATTTATATTAAAGATAATTATAATTAAATAATATAAATGTTACGAAGATTAGTGAATGAGTCAAGAAGATGGCCTGATAATATGTTTATGATTAATGATAATGAAGCCTATGCATTATGTGATGATATTATTCCTAATATAGATATAGTATTAACTATTAAATATACTAGAAACTATCCATTTAAACCTCCGGAAGTATATCTAAATAATAAAAATATTATTGAATATTTTGGATCATCGCGATTATTTTATGATGATCTACATAAAATAACTAATAGAACGTGTTTATGTTGTCATAATCTATTATGCAAGTATAATTGGGGTCCTATTCTAAATACAATCGATATAATAAATGAAATAAAATATATATTTAGGACTAAAATAAGATTAATTGAAAGATATATATGTAAAAAGATAACAGATAAATATTTAAAAGGGGTATCTGATCATGTTAGGATATATGAAATATATCTATAAGAAATCTATAAGAAATCTATAAGAAATATTTATAATTAATTATAAAAGCAAATAAAATATTAGTATATTTTATATGAATAAAGTATTAATTGCGGCAATTGTTTTATTATTATTAGCATCATTGTTTCCAGTAGCAGAACAATATACAAATAGATTTTTGTATCCAACAAGAGATACATATTGTGAAAACAGAGGAATGGAAAAAGCATATAGTCCACAACTGTGTGAACAAGATGGATATTATGATTATTATAGCTTGTGTAGATGTAAAGATAAAGAAAGAGGAAGATGTCGTGTATGTTGGCCTAGATTAAATATGAAAAAACATCAAAAAGCATTAATTAAAAGGATTAAGAAAGCTGAAAGGCAGGGTCAATTATAATATTTTATAATATTTTTATAATATTATTTATTATATAGTATTATAATACTATTAATTGTATTTCTAGTTATTATCAAGTATATTTAACAGTTCATCATAAGAACCCTTATATTTAATACATAATTGAATATATTCAGCTGGTGTATAATAATTATTTTTTTTATTAAAAATTACCTTTTCTTTATCAGTAAATAATCTGTTATTAAGACTACTAATGAAAAAATCACTAGTAATCTTTTTCAAAATATTTGATGTACACTTTTTGAATTCAATCTTCCTATCAATTCTTCCTGGTCTAAGTAGTGCTTTATCAATTTTCTCATGATGATTTGTAGTAATAATAATAATTCTTCCAGGCATTTCTAATAAACCATCAAACACATTTAAAATATGTGAAAGTTTTAAACCGTCCTTTTCTGAATTATTTTTTTTATATTTACTAGAATTATTCTTATCATCTGTTGATAAATGTGATAATATTTGATCTAATTTCTGATTTTGTGGTTCATTTTTATTTTTTACAGTAGTTTCTTTATTATTATCCCTACTCTGAACTATATCAAGTAAGCAATCAAAATCCTCAAATATGTATATTCGTTGATCAATTGGAATCTCTTTTTGATTGATTTCAGTTGTATTAAAAATATTAAGTAACTCTTGATAAGATTTTACCCTAGATAATGGTATTTCTATAATATGTCTTCTAGTTTTATTGGCAATTGCTTTAATTGTAGAAGTTTTACCACAGCCTGGTAATCCATGAAATAATAATCCTAGTGTATGTGGTATTCCATGCAAATCATACCATTCTTTGTTTTCTAGAAAAAAATTAAGTTGTTCTAGAATTTCCTTTTTATTTTCAAAATAAATATTATTAAAATTTCTATTTGATAAAAAATTAAATTCATCAAATAGTATTAAATCATCATCTAGTTCCCTAAATGTAAAATAATATTGGTTATTACGTGTTAAATCCTTTGTATATTCTTTGTATTTAGTTACACATTTATTCATAAATTTTTCTAGTTCACAAATTGGTAATGTATTTGAAAATACCTTATATGTTATATGTCTAGTATAACCTTTTGACCTACTTTCTTGTGTAGATCCACTGTCATAATCAGGTTCAACAGTTACAATTTCACAATAGATATTATCATTTATTTTGAAATAATCTTCTTGATCAATTGAATAAATTACTAAATCACTTGAAACATTTTGATCTATTTCATGATCATAATTATTTCTTGATCTAACAACATTCATACCGGATTTTGTTATTTCTCTTTTGGAATTAATTTCTGTATTATATTTACAATTATTATTTATATAATGTATTAAGCTAAGTATTGTTGTAGGATAAATCTTTCTTTCAAATAAATTCCCAACACAACTTTCCTTAATATGTTCAATAGCATAAAAATTTAAAAAATTGTTCTTCCTAAGAACATAGTATCTTAGTAAATATAATATGTAATTATATAAATGATGTCTGTAATTTGCTAATTTAGTAACAAATGAAAATACTATTGCTGATAATATCATATCCATTGCATGATTTCCAGTTCTTAATGTTGATAAAAATTTTGTTTTTAGTATGTCGGTAAACATAAGTCAATAAAATAATTATTTCCTAGATAATCCAAAATAAATAGTGGTATTATTATAATTCAATTTATAAATCATAATCATTGATAATGATTTATATTAAGTTAATAGTTAGACTAAAAAGTTCAGATATAAAGTTATGCGCTTAGTTAGAGTATGCGAGACCACCCATACCACTCATGATACGGAGGACATTGTAGTTGGTTGCGTAGACACGAATCTTGGAACCGGCAGATGTCTGTGGGTATCCACCGTTACCCATGTGGGATGGACCGTCCTGGTTGACCTGACCGGCTGCCTTGAGGGTAAGCTGAAGCTGGAGGACAGCATTATCGATTCTACTCATATTGCATGTACCGGATGGCTGGTGCTCTTCTGGTTTAAGTGCGAATGAGTATACGTTAATACCAGTGGCTGGTACGTTGGTGTGATGCTGGTATGGCTGAACAAGGTTAAAGTATGAACCAAGGCGCTCAGAGAAACGATCGTGACCGTTAAGCTGAAGCTTAGCGCGAACAACTGGGTTACGGCCTGCGCGAAGTGGACCAAGACCTGCGTGATCTGCACCCTGACCTGCGGTAGTGAGTGCAGAGAAGTTGGTTGGTGCACCAGAGTTGGAAAGTGGGCCTGGGCCAAATCCGAGTGGGAAGTTGGCACCGTGACCTGCTAACTGTGCGTTAAGTGTAGTTGCGGCCGAATCATGAGAATCGTGGTGGAATGGGAATGACTGTGCAGCGTGTCCTGATTCAACATTGCTATACAAACCAAAATGATTCTGTGTGTGATCCTTATTCCATGTCATATCATCATCATAATCATCAGTGTAATTGCTCCACTGATTCCAGCCGTTGTTGATAACATCGTCACGTTGGACAACCCAGACAAGTTCTTTGCATGGGTGGTTGAAATTGAGTTTAACCTTAACATTAGTGCTCTGTGTGGATTCATCACCAGTGAATTGAAGCTGCTCAATGAGATACTCGTGTGAGACTTGTGCGAAACGTCTGCGCTCATCAGTATCAAGGTAGATGTAGTCAACGTAAAGGGAACCAGCCTCAAGGGATGGAACACATACAACACAACCAGATCCAGAAGTGCATGATCCTAGGGAATCTGGGTTTGCGGTGACAAAACATTCATTCTTTGGGCGGAATTCAAGATTGATCTTAACTTCGTGGTATTGAAGTGCGATCAATGGAAGTGCAAGACCTGGATTGCGGCAGAACCAGAATTGAAGTGGGACATATAAAGTAGTTGCCTCAGCTTTGTTTAATCCAGTTCCGGTTAATGCAATTGTATTACCAACCATATTGTCATAACCTACTTGATGTCCTGCTTCCTGGGTAAGTTCATTCCAGATATTGAGCCAATCACCGTAGTGTTTGTCAATTCTCTGTCCACCGATCTCGACATCGACGTTCTTAATAAGTGCGTGACCAATGTAGTTGACCCAGCGAAAGCATGCAGAGCAACCTTCTCCGCATTCAACCTCTGGTAAAGTGACCTGCAAGTATACGCGATGAATTAAATCACCGTTTCTAGATATAGTGCAAGTAACTTTTTTACCAAAATCGACCTGTCCATTGAAGGTCTGTTCAATGGATTCCATTGAGAAATTTGTGTGTCTGCGGTAGACAACTTTGAAAAAGGTAATTTGTGGATTACCTGTAAGATAAATATCTTGTGCGCCATAAGCTACTAATTGCATTAATCCTCCTCCCATTATTTATATACTATACTAAGAAAAAAATTTTACGAATTAATTAATTAATTAATTAATTAATTAGTCAATATATTATGCCCTTAAAGTATTTTATTAAAAATCTCATTTAATTAATAAATTAATTATTTTAAAAAATTTAAATTATATATGGCCCTTAAAGTATTAATTAATAATTAAATTATTAATTAAATTATTAATTAAATTATTAATTAAGTGCGTTTTTTTAAATAACTAAATTATTATAGTCCGTCTTTATAAATATTATCAATTGTTAAATTATAATTTAAAAATTTTTGCAAATAATCTTCTAAATTTATCTCTTTTATAATATTTGAATTTGATTTTTTTGTAAATTCAAAATTATCATTATCAATTTTTTTTACAGTCCATCCTGACATTACAGAATTATATATAAATATCATTTTTTGGATATTTGTAGTTTCAGAACTCATATATATAAATCTATTATATTCTTTGACAAATTATTGGACGAATTTATATTCCTATTTAAAGATATAATTATTTTATTAATTATTAATGTCAACGTTTAAACATAGAACCAAAAAGGTTCATATTAAAGATAATAGAATTACATTAGATGCAAGACATAATAATTATATAAAAAATTTTAAAAAGGATAAAAAAAAATTACCACAATTAAAAAGTGATTATGATAATAATGTTATTGAGTATGACAATTTAAATAAGATTCTTAAGAAAGATATGTCGAATGATCAATTTAATAGATTTTTTGAATTAAAAAATCTTATTAGTGACATAAAAGAAGAGATTAATGATCTAGAAAATAATAGAGAAATGAATGATTATTTATTAAATACAGGTCATATTTTATATAAATATTATGATACATTAAAAAAATCATCAAATCAGGTAAAAAGAATATCACCTACTAATTTAGAAAATAATGATAATGATGTAAAAAAAGTTAATGATGAAAATAAATCAATTGACATTAATAAAAACGTTTTAGATTTTTTTAATCCAAATAAAAAAAAAACAAAACAGGTTAAAATATCTAAAATAAGTGATTATGTTTCAGGTAAAAAATTTAATAGAGCTAATTTATTAAATTCATATATGAAAATCACAGATGATAATTTTGTAAATTCTAATAAAACATATATGGATTATACAAAATGCAGTACATGTAATAATGAGTTGACATTAGAACAATCTGATGGTTGTATGATATGTGAAAAATGTGGTAATGTTACTTATATATTGATAGATTCTGATAAACCAAGTTACAAAGATCCACCGCCAGAAATAAGTTATTTTGCATATAAAAGAATTAATCATTTTAATGAATGGCTAGCACAATTTCAAGCCAAGGAATCTACTGATATCCCACAAGAAGTTTTTGATAAAATTGTTATAGAACTAAAAAAAGAAAGAAGAGAAAATATGGCAACTTTAACAAATACTAAAATTAGACAATATTTGAAAAAGTTGAGATTAAATAAATATTATGAACATGTACCACATATAATAAATAGATTAAATGGTCTACCGCCACCAATTATGAGTTCGCAAGTTGAAGCTAAATTGAGATTAATGTTTAAAGAAATACAGGAACCATTTATTAAGGTATGTCCTAAGAATCGCAAAAATTTTTTATCATATTCCTACGTTTTGCATAAATTTGTTGAACTTCTAGAATTAGATCAATATAAAGCATGTTTTCCATTATTAAAAAGTAGAGAAAAATTGCATCAACAAGATAAAATTTGGAAGGGAATTTGTAAAATATTGAAATGGGAATATATAAGAAGTATTTAGGATTTATATTTAATTAAATATTTTTATTATTATTATAAAAATATTTACTATTTGTTATTTACTATTTGTTATTTACTATTTGTTATTTACTATTTGTTATTTACTATTTGTTATTTACTATTTGTTATTTACTATTTGTTATTTACTATCATTTTAATCAGTATTAATACCAGCGAAAGAATTAAATAGACCTTCATAACCAGAACATGCGGAACTATTACCACCACATATAAATGATTTCAATATAAATTCAATAAAATATAATAAAGCAGATACACCAAAAGGGAACCATCCTCTAACTAGATAATTTGATAAGAAATATTTATTAGCTTGTGATGTTCCATTAAACCATGTACTAAATGTTTTTGTTATTACAAATACAAATTGTATAATTATCAATACTAATAATGCTATAAATATATTTGATACAAATACAGATTGAGTAATATTATTTTTAGAACTAGATAAATAACCAATACCAACCATTGCAAATATTGCAATAATAGTTTTAATTATAATGTTGGGTAATAAGTATCCCAAAACAGGTCTACTTCCAGACATAAATTCTTTTACATTACCCCATGATGTATCTAATATTTTTTGAACGATTGTTAATATAATCATCATTGATGGCATGATTAATCCTAATAATCCACCCATATAATTCATTATTATTAATGTAAAAATTACAAAACTTGCTATACCGAATCCACCCCATGTAAATATAGTTTTAAATATCTTAGGATAATATCCATTACCACCTATAAAATATATAATACTTACAATCAATAATAAAACTGCACTACCAATTGAAAAAGATGAACTAAATGTAAAATTATTTATTCCAGAAAAACTTAATGCAAATGTTAAAATAGAAAATACAAAACCCATTGTTGCAAAACCCTTATTATTACCCCCCGCTAATAAAATTATTGCAAATGCTATACATACATATGAATAACCATATTTAAATATGAAATCGGTAATTTTATTTTCTACATATTCTGACTGTGATATTTGATCCATTTTTAAATTAATTTTTTCAAAATTATTTACATTTTCTATATCATCTTTATTAACTGAAAATACATTTAATCCAGTAATACTACTATTAGAATCAATTATTCCTATAAAAAAAGGGGTAAATCCAAATATTAATAGTAATATTATAAATATAATAATTAAAGCACCGCTTCCTGGCTTTTGATATAAGCTAGGTGGTGTTCCTTTCTTAAATGCATTATTAAATCCACCTGCGGTGTTTAATATAAAGAATAAATAAAAGATTATATAAATTCCTGTACTTAAATTGTAGGTCCATTTGGATGTTTCGCTACCAGATTGATTAATATTTGATGCACCCAACATATTTGTATAAAACCAATCTGAAATATCTAATCTTGTATTTCCTTTACATCCTAATTCAGTTGGTTTACTAAATACAGATGTTGCAATCGTGCATAGAAGTGATTTAATCATACTAGTTTTTTCAGATGAAGATAAACTATCTTTTGTTTGCATATATCTTAATGCATCCATTCCAGTGTTACAAGTTCCTTTAGAATCAGCTTCACCAAATAAACAATCATCTGTTGTATTGTCACTTGTTATTTTATAACCATCATCACTCGTTTTATCTTGTTTATATCTAATTGGAACACCTACATATGCTTGTTGTAAATTTTTACATCTTAATTTTGCTAATGGATTTGTGAATGAATCACATCTATTAATTGAATTTCTACATTCATTCATTACATTTTTACATAAACCTTTTGGGTTATTTAAATAAGGATTTTTATTAGATGAATTATTAACTTTTTCTTTTAAACTATTTACGGAATCCCAACAATAATCATCCCAACAATTATCTTTATCACATGCACATGTAGATAATGTTACTTTCTTCATAATTGGGTTACCTTCATTATCTAACATAGGTTTTCCATTAATATCAACTTTTGGATAACTTGAATAACTCTTACATGAATCTGAATATTCTTTTACTAAACATTTACCGTTTTTATCTGGGTCAGGACATTTACCAGTATTTGCATCTGATGCTTGATTTGTTTTATTACATTTACCTTTATTTGTATCTTCACAAGCCTGTTTACAAGAATATTGAGTAGGGTCGCCATATTTAATAATTGGATTGCCTTTTTTATCTAATTCTGTATTATTTTTTAGCATTTGTATTTGTTCTCTTGTTAACTTTGTAGTATCATATATTTGATAAGTTCCAACAGTATTACCGTCTTTTACACAATTATATGTACTTGAATTCTTTTTAAATGGACTTCTTCTAGTTGTTATTATAGATGTACCAAATGGTTTATCTACATTACAATTTGCTGATTTATCAGTACAATTATTATCCAATTTATAGCCACCATCATTTAATATTTTTTTTTGACTTTTTGATAAAGTTTCTTTAGAATAAAATGGATATTCATTTGTAATTGGAATGGCGCCAATCATATTAAGAACTGTATATGTATAATTATTACGTGGATCTGTTCTCATGCATCTATTTATTGGTTGTCCATCTTTACCTTTTACAGGAACACAAAATAAATTACTATTACAATTATTTCCATCTGGTGTACAAGTTTCACCTTCTGCTGCACCACCTGTGGTATCATCTGTTGCACCATTTGTAGAGTTACCACTAGCGGAACTACCAGTTAAGTTACCCGGAATTGATCCAAATTCATTCTCTAAATATGTAGAAGATGTATCAAAATTTTTTGTAATACTTGATCCTAAATTAGTAACACCATCTGTTAAATCATTTAAACTATCAAGACTAAAGTTTTCTCTTTTACTATTTAAATATCTAGAAAACATTATAACTATATATAATAAATATATATATTATTATTGTAATTTATTAAAAATTATAGTTTAATAAATTATTTTTTTTATTTTATACATTAATTGGGTTTGACATTTTTATTTTTTACACAATTTATGCTTCTACTAGTGCTGGTGCTTATTATTTTGCTAGTGCTTGTTCTTTTGCTGGTACTACTTCTGCTTTAATAACAGGTTCTGGGTTATTTTTTGAAGCACTAATCCATGCCAGTACTTTTGCATTAGTTTTATTAGGTATTTTCACACCTTGGACTGTACATTTATCACATGCATTACTAGATTGTCCATAAGGATTTGTTTTATTTAATCCATTATTAACAAGTTCTGCTTCTGGAAGGTTATCCTTCATATTTTTAAATGTTTCACCTACAAATTCATTTATTACTTTTCCAAAAAATAATACTAACATTAATATAAGCGCAACAACTAATCCTATTATTCCAAATGATCTACTACTTCCAGTTAAACATACAACACTAATTGCATAAAATAATGTAAATATATATAATGCCCAACTAAATAAATAATATGTTAAATCATTAACACATGTTGTATTATAATACCATGTATTATTTTTTATGTAATATTTTTTTTTATCGAGCGTAATAGTAGTAGTATTCGGACTTTCTTTTAACATTTTGTCTAACATTACATTTAATGTACTTATTAATTTATAATTTTTTTCATTAATTTTATTATTAATACTAAATGGATAAGTTGATTTATTATTTTTATTATTATTTTCATTATTTTCATTATTGCCAAAGATAACATTCAATATTATATAAAACGGTGAAGATAATATCGCAAAAGAACTTGCTATCATTGTATATAATCTTTTTAAACTCATACCACAGATCTCACCATCAAATTTGGGCGTATCAAATCTATTTATACTTAGTTTTACTTCTGATTGGTTTTGTGGGTTTTGTGTCGTATTGTTGTATAAATTGTCTAAATAAAATGTGTCACCTCCTTTAAAATAATCCGGCATATTATTTAATAATTCTGTAATTCCAAGTGAATAATTCTTTATTTTATTTGCTTGGTTACTTGGATTATTACATGTTAAAAATTGTAACCACGATACTAATCTATATATAACCCAAATATTTAACATGTATAATAAAGGTGTTGTATATAAATTATTGAATCCTGTCTCTTCTACTATATTATTTATTTTATCACTTGCTTGTTTACTAATATTACTAGAACTAGCAGTATTATTATTATTCCAAATACCGCTAATAATAGATGTATCTGATTTTTCAAATGATTCCTTATTCTTATCTATCAAAAAATTTAAAATTACATTCCCTAAATAATATATTACAATCAAACCAAATAGTAGCCACTTTATTGCATAAACAGGATTTTTAGATCTTCTTATATATATTACTATTGGTATAATAAGTATTGTTGCAAAAAAATTAGAATATTCTAGTATTTTAACAAATGTATTAGTTTCTGTCATTAACTATATATATTATACCTATATTTTTTCGAGACTTAATACTTTTCCAATTCCACGAGTTTTTCCTTCCCTAAATATAAATATATCACCTATTGATAAATATTCTGGTTTATGTATAAATTCTAATCCTATTTCTGTTTTATCACCTCCTCTAATACAATCTTTCTTCATATATGATATTTTTGCTGCTTGTGTAATTGTATTACAATTTATAACTGGTTGATATGTTTTTGTAATTGTTGTCGCATGTGAATTTAATACCATTATATTTGCATTAAACTTGTTTGTTATATATTTACTATCATCTATAACTATTTTACCTTTCCCAAACTTTAATGTTTTAAAATCAATCTTTTCTAAAAATCTAATAGCCATGCAACCACTCTCACCCGTCTCTAATATATCTACTAATTGTCTGAAATTATTATGCAATGATTTAATTACTATCTTATGATATATTCCATTAAATGGTCCAACATATAATTTATCATTCTTTGTGATCATACCACTTTTAAGTTTACCACTTAATACTAATCCTACGCCATTTACATTAAATTTATCATCTATTACAAAAAGTTTTTTATCATCTTTTAATTTTAACCAATCATATCTAGGTTCTAGATTTTTAAGAAAATTACGAAACCTTTTAATATTTTTACCACTTTTATTTGATATTAAAAATATAGGACAATTCGTTTTATAATTTTCATTATAATGTGCAAAATGTTTTTTCATAGATTCTTTATCTCTTACTACATAAATTGTTTTTACATTTGATCTTGAAAGTCTTATTATTTTCCTAGTATCCTTAATTGTTTTTTTCAAAATATTATCTCTCCCCAAATCTATCTTAGTTATTGCTATCATTATTGGAATATCTAATGCTGCTGCAATACTAATATGCTCTCTTGTCATTCTTGATACACCCATATTTGCACCAATTACTACAATAACATAATCAATACAACCACCTGATAATCCTCTCAGTGTTGTTTTAAGATATTTCTCATGACCCGCTAGGTCAACAAATGTTATATATTTATTTTCATTTACTATTAAATATTTATGTGAAATACATGAGGTTCTTCCTGTTTCTTTTTCATGTGCATGTTTTAGAACTAATTTTCTTGCACTTCCTCTACCATCATCTAATATATCATTATTTGTCAAAACACTCACTAATGTACTCTTACCAGAGTCAACGTTTCCTATTATTCCAATTCGGATTTCACTCATATATAGAATATTATTTATATTATTAAATACTTTTTATTTAATAATATTAATTAACATTTAATATTTTTAATATTTTTAATATTAATTTTTATAATGTTTCAATTTACATTATACTGGTTGCGCCTGCTGGGAAACCAACAAGATTTGCACCTACACCAAAACCTGCGCCAGTTCTTGCGGCTCCACCAACTGCTGGCATGTACATATCAAGGATTGCGAATGTTGCAGCAGCAGTCAATGCAATAAATAATACATCTTCTAACTTCATTCTTCTTCCTTGTGGAAAATAATATGCAGCTAATGCTACTGCACAACCTTCTATAATATATTTTGCAGCTCTTCTAAGAACTTCAGCCCAATCAATACCTAATAACATTTATATGATATACTAAGAAAATAATTTTAATTAAATTTTAATTCTTAAATAAATAAATATATTTAAAAAGAAGATATTATATAATATTTATATGTCTAGTGTAATTGAAAATGAAAATGAAGATTTTTTGGAAGTAGATCAGAAAATTCCTGGTCAAAACTATGTATGCATGTCTTTTGTATCCCCCAAAAATATATTACGTCAAAAAGAGTTATATACTGTTAAGTATTTTTTGAAAGATGTACTAAATGATGGTGCAGCTTTAAAAAAGTTAATTGAAAATGATATCACATTTGATGTTGTAAATGAAATGTATGAAAATTTTAAAATTATTGGTGAAAAAAAGGCACATAGTGAATTTGATGAACAGAATGATTTTAAAACTAGTGTACGTGGAATTAAAATAAGAGGAACATATGATACAATAAGAGAAGCACAAATTCGTGCAAAAGTATTGCAAAGACGTGATAAGAATTTTAATGTATTTGTAGGACAAGTTGGTTATTGGTTACCATGGGATCCAGATCCACATAAAGTTGATAAACAAGAGTATCAGGAACAGGAACTTAATACTCTTATGTCTAAATATAATCAAAATATTAAAGAGAAGGAAGAGTTATTTGAGAATAACAAAGAGGAAAAACTTAAAAGTGCAAGAGAAAAGTCAGACGCAATTAAAAGTAGTCAAAAAGAGGCAAGAGAAAAGATTGAAGAACTTCGTGAGATTCTTAATGCAAAAGAAAATACACAGAATGTAAATCCAGAAAAACAAATTAATACTGATGTAGATTCTGATCCATTGAATACTAATGAAGAACATGCCGATCCATGGATGGCTAGAAAAGCAGAAAATTCAGTAGAGGCAGTAGATGCAACGGTTGCAGAAGATGCATCAGTTGCAGAAGATGTATCAGTTGCAGAAGATGCATCAGTTGCAGAAGATGTATCAGTGGCAGAAAATGCAACAGTGGCAGAAGATGCAACAGTGGTAGAAGATGCAACAGTGGTAGAAGATGCAAAAGTAGATGCAACAGTAGTAGAAGATGCGCCAGTAGTAAATGCATAATAATATTATTTTAAATAATTATTTTAAATAAATGAATATATTCTATAATATTATCTTATTACAAATCATATAATGAAATCATTTGTTGTTGTATTATTAATAATATCTATTATTTTTGTTGCAGTTGGATATATTAAATCAAATCAAAAATGTCCACCACCGATAGTTCAATTTAGATATATTCCTAAGACATTTAAGGAAGAACAAAGTACAAGTATTCCAATACTCTCTCAATATGGATCAATGTTTAAAAAAAGATCACCTTGGCAAGAATCAGTAGGGTATATATCAAATAGTAATCTTGATTAAATACTTCTTAATGTATTTAATAATATATTTTTATATTTTGTTTGAAATCCAAAATTATCTATTATTAATCTATTAACCATAATTGTATCTATTTTTTTAAATTTTAAATTTTTAATGCTTTTTATACTACCATCATTGTTATTTTCTATTAAGATAATATCAATTGATTTTAAAAAATACAAAAAATTAAATAAACTATCTGACCATTTTTTTTTTTACATGTATTTATTATAAATATCTATAAAATCTTCTATTAATATTTTTTTACCATTGTTATGTATTTCTTTTATAATATTATTTACATTTTTTAATACCTTTAGATTATTATTTAACAATAATAAAAAGCCAAATTGCCAACTTTCCATATTTATTTTAGGTAGTATTTTCATATTTTTTCTATCTTTACTCGTTAATAATAGTTTTGGATAAAGTCCATTTTTATTTTTATTATATAATTCTTTATATAATGTAAGTAATATATCATATGCAATTTTTGATTTTGTTTTTATTTTAAGATTTAAATTAGTTCTTAATTCATCAACATATTCATCATCTAGTATTGCACACCATCCATCTTCCATTATTTTATGCATTGCCTTTATCCACGATTTATTTTTATAAACATAATTTTTAGTTTTAAAATTTCGGCTATTCTCTGCAATATAAGTTAATAATGAATATAGACTAGGTAAATGTTTTAATTTAAAATGATCAAATATTCTAATTTCTATACCATTTGGTTTAGTCATTCCCGAACCTGATTCACGATGCTCTGGTCTTTTTGGATCTGTTGACCCAAATGTTCTAAAATTACTACTTAATGTAGAAATACCTCTTTCTCTTCTAGCTGGTGCACTAGGGGGATAACAAGGTCTTAATTTTTCAATTTCATTAAATATTAATCCATTTCTCCAATATGTTTCAATATTTGAATATCTTCCAATTCCCTTATTAAATTTTCGAACATCAGATCCAGCAAAATTACCCCAACCAACTCTCATTACTCTAAATGATCCTTTTACTTTTTTTTGAGTTGTACCCATACATTTATCATCCGCCGAAAAAAATGCTGTTAATAATAATGGTTCTATCCATTGAATCTGATTTGCAAAATTTTCATGTCTATCTATAAATATTTTTTTAGATGTTTTTTTTGTAAATGGAAGTGTAATTGTAACATGATAGCTTCCCGTATAATCAGTATATTTTTTCTTATCGAATATATATTTACTTGCACAATTTTTAGGCATTTTAATATAACTTGTCATGCCAAAGGGGTATGTTGTAAAACTACCATATTTATCTATTTGCCTTTTTGAATATTGTAATTTTGAAATTAAGTTTATGAATTTATTTTGCTTATTTTCTAATTGATCATAATAATATTTAAAATTCTTACATGCAAATGGATTTGTTGTTATGATTTCTGGCATTTTTTCTGATTCTCCTTTTCTTAATATACTAGGTAGGTAATTAATTACAACTTGTCCATTACAAATTCTACCAGTAGGCTCATATGGAATTGCATTTAAAAATTTTTCTATATCATTTGATGATGTGAATTCTTTATTTTCATCACTTATTTTATCTAATTTATTCATTAAATCAAAAACTCTCTTTTCAGTTGGTGCTAATATTATATCCTTTATTGGTGTTTTTTTAAATAATGGTTCATGAAAAAGATGCATCTCATGTTCTATTCCTATTCCCCAATTCCATTCATTTTTCTTTTTCTTTTTCATAATTCTTTTTTTATTTTCATTACTTAAACTATTGTTTTTAAGGAATATTTCATTATTCATCTATATATATATAATATAAATATTTTATACTTTCTTAATATTAAGTTTTATTTTATTTTTTTTTCCACTAAAATTATTTAAATCATCCTCATCTTCATAATTATCATCATTATAATTATTATCACTGTAATCCCAAAATTGATCTGCACCAATCTTGAATTCTGGTTGATCAGGCGCCTTATACCAAAAAACTTGATCTTCTATTTTATTACTTTTAGATCCATTGTGTATTACTAAACACTCAAAATTCTCAGTACATTTATCCATAACAGTACAAAACATGTCAAATGTTGGAAACATACCTGCATAATGTTCATATAATCTTTTCCTATTCGATACAATATTTTCTCTCAAAATAAATACATAATCAATATTTGTTCTTAAATTTGGAGGAATTCCTAATGCAAACTGCATTGTTAACAAAAATGTTAATTTATAATGACGTCCATTCATAAAAATACGTCTCATATTTTTGTCTTTTGTCCATGAACTATCATATAAACAATCATCAAAAATTAAGAATGCTCTCGGATCAACATTATCGCCATATTCACCTTTATTTATTTTTCCTATAATATTTCTCTGTCTTTTAATAACATTAGCAACTAATTCTGGACCATACTCTTCATGTATAAATAATGGTGGAATAAAATTACTAAAAAATTTATTAGCATGTTCTGTCGGGGAGACAACAGTTCCAACTGGGATATCTCTTCTCCAATATAAAAAGTCCCTAGTTAAATATGATTTACCAGTGTTTCTTTTTCCTATCATTACAATGATACTATTATCTTTTATTGAAGTCATATCAAATTTTTTTAATTTGAGATTCATATAATATTTGTTATATATTATTTTATTCTTTATTACGCGTTTTTTTTTTCATTGTTTTAGTATTAAAATATCAATATTATATATATGCCAAAATCGTGTGATGATTTAGAATTTAAACAGAAAATAAAAGATATTATTCCTTTTATATTAAAAGATAAACCAAAAGATCCCAAAAAAATTGGTAAATTATTATTTGATAACCATGTTTATACTAAATTATTAAGATTTTATCAAAAATTAAAATTAAATTGGGAATATTATACTCAAAGAAAACAAACATGTTGTGTACACACTACTTGGAAATTATCGGGTAATTGTAATAAAATAACATTTAATCAAAGAGAAAGTTTAAGATTATACCAACATTTTAATGCAAATACTTACCTAAATAAAATAATTACATCTGGTATTATTTATTTTAGAAAATGCAGAATCAGCAAAAATAGTTGTGATAATTGTTATTGTAATAATTAGTATATATAAAAGCTAATAATATATATATTAATTATATGGATGATGTAATTAGCTGTTTTTTTTGTTATAGAATTAAAAATAAGGATAATATAAATTGTAATTATTGTAGTATAAATTTTTGCAAAAAAAAAGAAATAAAATTAAAATATTTATCAGATAAATTATATTTTTGCTCAAACAAATGCTATGAAAATTGGCTTTGTAAAAAAAACAATATTTAAAATATTATAATAACCATTATTATAATATATTTTGAAATATTTTTATTTAAAATCTGGGAACTCTTGGATCAACTGATCTATAACCTGAACTATGGCTTGTACTATGTGATCCTCCCTGTGAAACTGACATTGAATGCGATGATCCACCTTGTGACATTGTTGATTTACCCACAAGCAAATAAAATGTTAACCATGTTAGTAATCCTGTTCCTAAAAATAGTTTTATGTATGTTGCGTTGGATCTTTTTTCATTAAATGCCATTGCATCTAAATAAGATAATCCAACCATACCTAACCCCATTAATACTGGCAATACATATTGATTTGTAATTAATCCTGACATATTTATATAATTCAAAAATAGATAATAATAATAGATTTTTAACTTATTAACGCATTTAATTAACTAAAAAACTTTGGTTTCCTATTTCTTTTCTTTTTAACTGCTTTAACAAATACACCCTTTTTTCTTACCTTTTTTGGTTTTATTTTTTCAACTTCTGTTTCATCATCTGAAAAACCATTGTCACCTAATCTAATCTGTTTTATATTTGATAAGTCCTCTTTTTCCGCTTCAAACTTTTTTCTAGTATCTATTACTTTTTCTTCTTTTTTATTAACTGATAATGTTATATTAGGGTTTTGAATATTATCCTGTACGCTATCTAGTTCTTCTGATGTATTCATAAGTACCTCACTAATATCTTCACCATCCTCTGGATCGCTATTATTTGCAACATTGAATAATGATTCATTATTATTAAAATCATCAGAATCATAACCCATGATTTCTTCTGCTTCCTCTTCTTCTTTTGCACCTGCATTTTCGGCACCTGCATTTTCGGCACCTGCATTTTCGGCACCTGCATTTTCGGCACTTGTATTTTCGGCACTTGCATTTTCGGCACTTGCATTTTCGGCACTTGCATTTTCGGCACTTGCATTTTCGGCACTTGCATTTTCGGCACTTGCATTTTTGGCACTTGCATTTTCGGCACTTGCATTTTCGGCACTTGCATTTTCGGCACTTGCATTTTCGGCACTTGCATTTTCGGCACTTGCATTTTCGGCACTTGTATATTCCTCTACATCTTCTGCACCTACGTCTTTTGTACTTGCGTCATCGACACCTAGTTCTTCTGAATTTTCGTCTAATGTATCTTCTTGTCCACCTACTTGTGTTTTATCTATATCATCATCAGATTCATCTGATTCATAATCACTTTCGTATTCTGAATCAAAGTCATCACCAAAAATTCTCTTCTTTAATCTCTTAATTCTACTATCACCTACATCTTCATCATCACTCTCAAAAGATTCACCGATATATTGCATCAAGATTTGTTCGTATGGTAACATTCTATCAATTGCTGCTTGAATTGATTGAGCAATCAATGATAGGGATTCTCTCATATTCTTTTGTTGAATTCCTTTTGAAATTGTATTATCAAAGATAAATGGATTCTTATAAAATTCTCTGGCACATTCAATGTAACATTTATGAACAAAATGACTTAATTTTGGAATTTTAAGATCAATTGAATCTTTGGCACTGTTTAATCTAACTGCTGTTAATATTCTAGTGTTACTAAGGAAAACTGCTGTAATTAAATCTGCTAGCCATTCACAGTCACTAGTATTTACAATTCTTTGTGTCTCTTGATCAATCATTTCTTGATTCCATTTTGGTACTTGTTTTAACATTTCTTGGAATTTACCAAATACATTTTCATCTTCCAATTTAATGGAATCATCATATATAGACTGAATACCGTCATAAATATGATTAACTAATGTATTAATTAGTCTTTTTGTATACTGATTTTTAGCTTCTACTAGAACATTTACACCAATATTTGACATTTATATAAAAAAATTAGATAAATATTAGATTTTATTAACGCACTAATAAAATATTTGTTATATGTATATAATGACATTACCTAGTGCATCAAATCCTTTCTCTCAAACAGTAGTTTGGTCAATTGTTTTCTTCTTTCTAATCACTGTATTATTTTCTTAATTTTAAATCTTTATTTTAAATCTAATTTTAAAATCTAATTATATTATATAAAATGTCTGTTATTGAACATCTTAATCCCCCATGTATAAAACCTTGCATTAGAAACAATGAAGTTAGATGTGGCTCTTGTGATAATTGTAATTGGTGTATTGATATAAATGAAAATGGTAAATGTGTTCAAAGTCGCCGATTTAATCCTAGAAATTGCCCATACAGTTTTAATCCAAATCCAGGGCCTAGTCCTGGGCCTAGTCCTGGGCCTAGACCTGGGCCTAGACCAAGACCACATAGACACCATCGTCATCGCCGTCATCATTATCGTCCTACAACAGTAGTTGTTGATGACGATGATTCCAATAATGATTCCAATATGTTTAAATTAAACGCTCTTGTTACAATTGTTCTAATTATTATTGTTCTTATAATGTTAATGATGATTTATGCATCCATCTAGAAAAATAAATTGCTTCTGGTCATAATATTTTCTAATATTAAAATATTAGAGTATATGTTAGAATTTGAGTTCGATTTTGGAAAAGTAACTATTGGAAATAATGCAGCAGAAAATTGGGAAATCATCGATAAATTTAAAAAACAAAAAACAGAAGCAATATGGTTTCATCTTAATAAAAAGCCATCCTGTCATGTAATTTTCGAACCCAGTAAAAAATTAAATAAAAAACATATAAAAAATATATCAAGACTTTGTAAACAATACAGTAAATTTAAAAATGTAAGAAGAATCGGCGTGTGTTATACAGATTTGTGCAATATAAAAAAAGATACAGAAGAAGGATCTGTTATCATTAAAAAATCAGAAGTTATTATGGTGTAAATTATTACTAGTTATTATAAAACCTATTTAAAGGAACAATTCAAAGACTATACAGTCGTATAAATGGTTTTTGTTGCATGTGAATATGTGTCACATGTTTTGTTAAGGGTGGTTTTTTTCACCACCGAAGAAAGGTGCTAGCGAACGACATGTATTAAGGAACCCGAAGCCACCACCATCAACAACATTGTTGTTGTTGTTGTTGTTTTCGTTGTTGTTGGTGTTTTCGTTGTTGTTGGTGGTGGTGGCTTTTACCGCATCATTGTGTTTTTTCTTCTGGTCGTTTGGGCACGTTAATGGGCCGGCCGAGGCCGAGGGCGAGGACGGTGGGGTTGTGTATGCGGTTTGTGACATGTTTGTTTTTGTTTTTGTTTTTGTATGTGTGTGTGTGTGTGTTTCGTACTGAATCTTATACAAAATAGGAATAAATATGTTTGAGTATCAATTTTTTTTTAAATCTATATTTAAAAAAATATTTACAGTAGTTTCTTAAACTAAAATAATTTACAAAGCTTTATTGAGTGCTTTGTAGAAGTTTGAGCCTTGGTATAACATATATGCCAACATTGACAAAATTACACCAATCATGACACTATATCCGCTAGATTTTAGCCAGTGCATTCTATTCATTGCACTACCTGCCTCCATAAATCTTACTAAGGAATATAAGCCCCATGCGACTAACATTGCAGAAACAAGTGCAACTAATAATGAGTATATCTTAAATACCCATTTATTTACTTTTAAAAAACCATGGAAACCATAGACAAAAACAGATGCAAAGGTGACTAAAAATAATCCACCCATTACTACAAGTTCTATATTGTGCATTGTTGCGAGATCAGACATTTATATTATATAACAATATTTTATTATTATTATAATTATTTTATTTGATTTAATCATCAGTTGGTAAAAAATACCTATTTAGATTCCACATAATACCATTTCCACTACAACATGTATGATAACTGTAATTCATTATTAGATCTAATTTTACCATAAAAATCATAAATTTCGTTAGTTCTTGTGGTGTGTCGAAATGAACTGTAACTGATTTTTGTATGTTTCGGTAAGCACTATTTGATTGAGATAATTGCCGAGACATATATTTAATCTTCTCATACCACTCTTTTTTAACTTTTTCATTGATTACTATTCCTTTTGGTGGATGTGTCATACATTTCCAATCTTTCAATTTATTAATGATACTTACTAATGTACTATTAGGATATCCGTAATTTTCTGGATATGACCGATCAAAAACCCTTGTTCCAATTAAAGAATTTAGGAAATCTTTTGGTTTAAAGCAAATGTTAGTTTCCAACCTCTTCATTTTAATAAATTCTATCATTAAACCATAATAAAATTTATTGACTAAAATTGGTTTCAAATTTTCATATATGTTTAAACAACATATACACTTTGCATCTATTAAATAAAATAATATCTGATAACTTGTATCTGCAGATAATTTATTCATCTTCGTGGCTTATACATGTTATTATATTATTTAGGATATAGATATAATATTCTTCATTTTTTAGTAAATACATTTAATTAATATTGGTTCAAATGATATTGCATACATCGACATTGTTAACTTTAAATCCCAGTCTAAAACCCATATTTTTAGTAATCATGCAAAATTAGAAAATACTTATATGTATTTGACATTTATAAATTCATACTTATATGTATTTGACATTTATAAATTCTAGTTTATGTTCTTTCTTATTATATAAATTTATAATACTTGATTTTGAAGAATTACTTATTATCCTTAGAATCTACCACAGCTTGAACAGCTTGAACAGCTTGAACAGCTTGAACAGCTTGAACAGCTTGAACGGCTTTTGTTGGTTCGCGTAGTTTATTTGAACAACAATATTTAAATGCATTATTAGGATTTCTGTAATCATCTTCATTAATCGGGGAACCATATTTAGAATCTTCATTGGGTGGTGTATAATTCCACTGATTGCTAACGGTAAATACAAATTTTCCATCATCATCAATAGATACATCCAAATCTGGTCTAGTTGCATAACCAGAATAATAGCAAGCTGGCGCATAACCTTCTGTAAGATTCCATCTATCGAGTACAAGCGAGAACCACAGATGAGGAAAACCTCTCATATTAATCAATAATTTTGCCTGTTCAGTTGATAGAAATAGTCTATTTTCTCTAAGATAGCAAAACAGCTTATATGAATTCTCCATAAAACCATTGACAAAATACAATTGATGATTGGCAATAACAAAAGTCATTGCTTCTACATTCAATACTTTATTCTGAGTAAAAGTATATTCATCAATAAATCGCTCCCTTACCAATTTTGTCATTGGACCAACTTTACTACAAATACTACATAATGTATTTTCTTCATTCCCCGCATATTTGCAACCAGAGTTTGCGCACTGACAATTTTTGTTACTCAAAGACATAGTTTACAATGTTGAAACAATGTTGAAACAATGTTGAAACAATGTTGAAACAATGTTCGTATGATTATTAATTAATATTAAAATATGTAGTGAATATATTTGTCAATTTTTATTTTTATAAAAATCACAATAGTTTACACTTATTGTCACTTGTGCTTAAAACCTCGTTTTATGTCACTTGTGCTTAAAACCTCGTTTTATGTCACTTGTGCTTAAAACCTCGTTTTATGTCACTTGTGCTTAAAACCTCGTTTTATGTCACTTTTTTAATTTCGCAATGCTCGGGCATACCAAACTCGCTGCACTATTCTTTGGGTCATATGGTTTCCAGTACCACCATATTTTCACCCTTTCTGTGATTTTTTCCCAACAAGATGGTGGAGGATTAACTGCCACCTGTCTTACCAGTAGTGGAATATTAGGTTGGGTTGCACTCATCCTAATTCTCAAATAAATATACTATTATTAAAGCGGTCTTATTATAATTTTTTTTAGGTATCATTTTTATAATATTGTGAATTGTATATCACATCTTATATGTGGCCCATTTTGACTTCATAATTATGAATATCCTCTCTCGTAGCACATATTTCTGTAATACTTTTTGGAAGTCTATCACCCACAACTGTAACGCGATCAGTAGAACGGCTGCCATTTGGATAAGCAATAAAAATAGTCGCATATCCATTTGAATACACACCATAGTGTGTACAAACAATAACAGCTTTTCCTATTGCAGCTGCCATTTCTTGGCCAGGTATCCACTTATACTCACCAAGTTGTCTTAGTAGAATAGGCGGTCTAGGTGCATATCCTACAATATGCGGTTGAGGTTGCTGTTGCCAGCGTCGTGTTCTTATTGGATTATTCATCTTAAATAATTATTCTTATCACTATTTAAATAATAGTTTATGTTAATATTAATTCATTTTTTTCATTTTGATGTCACTATTTTATAATAATGTTGGTGCATTCCATCGTGGCGTATCTTTAATACCATAATATGTTATTGATTGAACCGTTGTATTTGTTAATTTTCTATATTTTCTTGTCTTTTTAATTCAATAGTTTACTTTATATGTTTTATACATATATTGATAATCTTTCAAAATTTCGTTTTAATATATTCAACCTAATCCCATCTGGAAATCGGTATAACCTATCAATTATATATTTTCTTAAATTATTCTTAATTGTCAATCTACAATAAATTTGATATTGATTTCTAATTATTTGTGAATACATTTTCATTATATTACACAATAATGTATTTTGAATCGCGAGATAATAATATTCATCATTTGTATATGCTAAATTTATGTTTTTTAGTGCTCGTTTAATCATATATATTATAATTATATCAGACTTAATATAATCCTTTCTTTTTATTATCTTAAATAACTCATCGTATATCTCTTGTCTTGTTATATATTCTTGTTCCACATAAACTTGCATTTAATATATTAATATATTTATATATTTATAAATATATTATTATTAATAATTTACAATTTGCATAAATAAGCCAGTGAATGATATTCACTTTGCATAATTTAATATAAATTTTAAAATAGATTTATTTCTTTCTCTTTGCAAGAAGTCCCAATCCGGCTGTTGCTACAAATGTCTCTAACCCCATTGGTGCTAATAATTTACCTAATTCGGTAAATAATATTGTGAATGGTAATCCACCACCAGATTGACCTTTTTTACTCTTTCTCTTTTTCTTCTTATTGAAAATTTCCTGTAATATAACTAAAATTGCTGTAACTTCAAGTGCGACCTTTCCTAAAGGTGCAATAAGTGCAGATAATTCTGCTAAAAATGGATTACCACCTTTTTGGGTTCTCTTTTTCTTCTTATTCAATAAATCACCAAGTAATACAAGTAATGCAGTTGATGCTAACATACTTTTACCTGCGGGTGCTAATAAATTACCAATTTCAACTAATAACATATTACCACCATATTGGACTCTTTTTTTATTATTTTGTGATAAATAATTTAATAAAAGTAAACTGGTTAACACTAATAACTGCTCTTTACCCATTGGAAATAATGTTTTGGCTAATACTTTAATTGAACTACTTATTAAACTACCACCTTTCATCTTTCTCTTTTTCTTTTCATTAATTGAAGTCAAGTTTAAGACTAATAATACAATAACTGTTGCCAAAGCTTCTTTACCTACTGGTGCCAATAATGTTGCTAAATGTGAAACAGATGAACTAATTACATTTCCTCCCCTCTGTGTGTTAATTCCAATTTTTTGATACTCATTTTTATTCATTACACTTAACTGTGTAACCATTCCTTTTGCACCACCTGTTAAATCACCCTTAAAAATAGGTGGACAACAGTCCTGATAAGAAGAAACACCTGCAACACCTGGTACAATAACTTTTCCAGGGTTTACTGTATAACCTTCACCACCTTTTTGTTTACTCTTTGATTTTCTTTTTTTAGATGTTTTAGATTTTCCACCTTTTAATATACCAGTTGGATTCATATATTCATCGGAAACTTTTAAATTATTTTTACAACTCATAACTATATATTTTATATATATATTTTATTTTTAATATATAATTATATTTTTAATATTTTATTAATTGTTTTTAATGAACTTATAGAATTTGTTGAACATTTTCTAATAGGTATCCATTTATTAAATTGGTCTGAATATTTACACGATACAATAATATCTCCGTTTTCTGCATTATCATCAAATATTTTTTGTATAAGTTTACTCGTTTTAATATTTGGAATTGATGCATATCCATATTTTACTAAATTATTATTATCATAACAATACAATTCATATACATCCGGTAATTTAGTATCACTTATTTTGAAAAATATCTCATTTTCTTTATTATCATTGTTATTTCTATTTTCTGGATATATATAAACATAATTATCGTTTATTAAATCAGTTCTATTAAACATATATCCACTAATTCTATAATTAAGATCTTTGCTATAATCATCCTTTAATGATAATAGATATTTATATTCAAAATATTGTTTAACCTTAAATGTACACGGGTCAATATTATCGTCCTTATTGTATTCAGTTACAAATATATTTTTTAATATTTCAATTCTCTTATCTAGATTAAAATTGTTAAGTAGTTTACCTTGATATAAATAAATATCATTAGTAACAAAAATCCAATTTTTATCATTATCTTTTAATAACTCACCATATATCAATGTTCCATTATATAAGGAATCTTTAAATTTAACCCTGACTGATATAATATCTTTCTTTTTAAGATTAATAAATAGACAATAATTTTGATTATTTATTTTTATTAGATATAAGATATATAATTTACCATAAGATCTTAATGTACACTTATAATTAAATCTATTTAAGTCATTAATATTTTTAGAATTAACTAGCTTATAAGATTTTGTAAATATGTCTATATTCGTATTATTTATTATATTTTTTTTAATAACATTAACTAAATTTTGTGATGTTATTAAAAGAGCTTTTTTTTTTGCAAACCTAATAGATTTCATAATTACTTATATATACATATATACATTTGTATTTAAATAATTTTCAATTTTATTATTATTGTTTAAAGATAATATTAGTATATTTTATATCATGTCGATATTAATTAATATAAATGATATCAAAAAATATATTAATATATTTAATAAAAAATGTAATAAACTTAACAATTTTCTAAAATCTTATGAAGTAATTGTTAGTGAAGATAATGTGAAACCAATTTTTAGTCAAACAACAAGATACAACCAATTTCCTAAGAATAAATATTCTTACTCTAATAAACCAAATCCATTATTTAATATAAATAATAATGCATGGATACCTACAAAAAATGAAAATGAATGCTTTTTAAAAAAAATAAAAATAATATTGAATAAGATTACACCTAATAATTTTGATAAAATAATTATTAATTTTATAGAAATTATAAATAAAATTAATGATATTGATAATATTAAAGAGATTAATAAGATTTTAATATTAAAAATTATTAAAGATAAAGAATTTCATAATATGTATTTCAAATTATGTAAAACTATTTGGAATAATGATACTTTGCGATATAATATTATTAAAATATATAAGAAAACAAATAAATATTATTGGCAATATAATGGAAAAGAAAATGATTTTATACAACCTTTTAATATAATTGATACTATTAAATCTAATATTAATAGTACAATTAATTTCAAAAAAATGTTAATAACCGATTTATTATTTGAAATAAATAATAAAAATATCTATTTTAATAAGATTAAAGAAATGGATAATGATGATGAAATTTTTAAGATAAAAAATAAAATATTTAGTATTTCTCTTTTTATTACAAAATTATATAAATTTAAAGAAATTAATGAAATTGAATATAATAATTTATTATATAAATTTATTGATAAAGATATATTTAAAGAGGATATTGAAACAATATATATAATATTAAAGGAATATAATAATATTTTCTCAAATACATTTATAGATATAATAAAAGAAAAACTACATAATATATCTATATTAAATAAAGACAAAAGAACAGAATATTTCTTAGAATATATTAAAGATAATATATCATTAAATAAATCATTAAATAAATCATTAAATAAATCATTAAATAATGATAAACCTTCAATTAATTCAGAAGACATGTATTCAAAGTATGTATCAAATAATTTAAGTGTTTTGGCTTTTAATAGGTTAAATATAACTGATATTCCTGACTTATTAGATATTATAGTATATGATATTTTTGAAAATAATATTAATAATAAAAAAATATTGAAATTAATAAGTTATTTATATTCAAAAAGAAAAATACATAGAAGACATATTATTAAACAATTATATATTACAATTGAAAATATAAGTGATATATTAATTGATTATCCAAATGCGTCAAAATATTTTATTGAATTTATTGAAAATTTATCAGTTGATATTAAAGTCAATTTAATTAATAATAAATTTGTTAATAAATTAATTAAATCAATAAGTAATTTAAATTATTTAAATATAATTATTATAGAAATATTAAATAATTGTACTAAAATAACTAATAGTGCATATGAATCATTGAAAATTTATATTAAAAATAATCAAGTTGAAAGTAATTCATAATTAAATTTTAATAATTTTCTAAACCACTTATTAATTTTAGTATTTTCATAATTATTTATAGAATTTAAAATATAATAAGAATCTGATATATTATTTAACTTTTCAAGTAAATTTACAAAAAAAATAGAATATTTATGATATAGTAAGTACATTGAAATATTATTTAAATTTGAATAATCTAATTCCTTATTATTATTTAATATATCAATTATACTAATATATAGAGAATATGTTGTTAAATCTTTTAATTTACAAATTACAATAGGCCATTGTTTATTTATTTTATTTGGTATATATAATTTATTATTATCTTTTATAATTAAACTGAAATCAATAATAACAATATCTTTAATTTTCTCATCATACATTATGTTCATTAATTTTAAATCTAAATTAACATATTTATATTTATTGTATAAATAATTATTTAGTATAATATTTTTTTTAATAAAATTTATTAAAAATTTTTCTTCTTTTATATTAATATTAATTTTATCTAATGGTGTATATTTAGGTATTATTATTAGATACGATTTTTTTGTATAAATTAAATTATCATATATAAAAGGTTTAAATAGCAATCCTATTGCACACTCATTTGTTAAATTATTAACAGTTTTTTTATTAACTATAATATCTCTATAAAAATCAAATTCAATATTAAATTTTGAATATATTTTTATAATATAATTATTAATATCAAATATAATTCCATGCAATCCTTTTCCAATTTTACTTTTTATTTTTATTTTTTTTTTACCAATTTTGAATATATCTAATTTTATATTTGAATTAATAATGTTAATATATAATTCATCCATAATATAGGTTCTATTTTATTTTAAATTATCTATAAAAAATAATAATTCTTCATCTTTACCTATTGAATTTATTATTTTGTTTTTTGTTAATTGTTTTTCACTTTCATTGTTTATTGATATATCTATAATTTCATAACAAGTGTATTGTATTAATGATGATAATATTGATAATTCTTTATTATTTTTTTTTGAATAATTAACTTGTAGCCAATCTTTAAATTTATAATTATTTTTTTTTAAGTCATATTTGTATATTGCGTTATTATATACTTTTTTTGTAATTATTTCATCGATATCTTCTAATATTTTTTTTTTAATACTTTTAAAATTATATTTATCATCAAATCTTTTTCTTTTTCCTAATACACTATCCATATCTTTTTTAATATTTATCCAAGTTAGATTATAGATATATTGATTATTATTATCATTAAATAATTTTTCTTTATTTTTAATTATATTTACAGAATTTTGTAACATATCTTTTTTAAATATTTTATTAATAATTTGATAATTATTTTGTTTTTTATTTTTTAATTTAAAATATTTATCACATAAATTTTTTACTATATTTTCTAAATATCTTAAAGCACAAGATGTTAGTTTAATTTTAGAATCGAATTCATTAATTATTTTTAATATTTCATTTTTAAGATGTTTTGACATTTATATATAATTTATATATATAAATATCTAAAATATAATGGAGATGTTATCTTCATCATTTTTATATAAAATTTATATAAAAAAATTAAGTGATTCGTACTTATCTAGTCTAGATATAATAAAATATTATGATATTGGTGGTGAATATATACTAGGAATATATATATCTGAATTAAATTTTGATAGCAACGATGGTTTATTAATTAATAATAGAAACAGAAGAATATTTTTTTCAAAAGAAAATATAATTAAATGTATACCAATTAAAACCATTGAAACAATTGAAACTATTTAAATCTAAAAAAGTAAGATATTATTATTATGAATAAAATAAATGTTATATTGATTAATTTGAAATCAAGACCAAATAGAAAAATAAAATCATTATCTCAATTAGAAAAGGTTTTTAATAAAGATAAGATAAAAATTTTAGATGCTATTGATTCAAAAGAAGCTCAAAAAAAGTATTATAATTTGGATCCGGAAGCATATGATAATATTGTTAATAAAACTTACAGTACATGTATTATGCCTACATGGGGGTCATTAGGGTGTGCATTATCTCATTTAGAGGCATTAAAATGGGTTTATAAGAGAAGTAAAATCTATCAAGATGAATATTTTTTAATTGTTGAAGATGATATTAATATATTTGATGAAAAAAAGTTTAAAATGAAAATTATGCAATCTATATTTATTATTAATAAATGTAGATATAATGGTGAATTACCTGATTCTAAGTTAATTAATTCAACTGTATTAAATTATAAAGAATCACTAATGATATTCCTAAGTAATAATAATTCATCTAATATTAATAAAAAATATGGAACAGATCTTTATGGAATAAAAAATAAATTTATAGGAACACATTGCTATTTTGTTAATAATATTGCATGTGAAAGAATTCTAAATAAAGTTTATCCATTATTGTATCAGATTGATATTCAATATTCATATATTAGAAATAAATATAATAATGGAAATAATAATCATTACTTAAATATGTATAATATTGTTAATAATGGTATAAAACAATCATTAAGTAAAAGTGATGTTCAATATCATATTTTATCATTATGTGATATTTTAATTGCATTTAAAAAATTACCAACTGAAATATGTAAAATTATTTATGATTATGTTAAAGATTTGGAACCAATTAGAAAATATAAAAACTATTATAATAATCAATTAAATAACACTAGATCCGAATTTACTGATATTAATTTTGATCAAAGATATAATTATAATATTTATGCTAATATTTATGCTAATTTTTATTAATTATTTATATTATTTTTTTTCACAAATTATCAGTATTATAATTTCTATTATCTTGATAATGTGGTAAAAAATTTTTAACTTTTTTATTTGAATCTTTAATATCTATATCTGGATTTAGAACAACACCACTTGTCCCATATTGATCAAAGTTTTGTTTAAAATCTGAATAATCTTTATAATTTGCACCTAATAAAGCACCTGTAGTTGAATTTGCATGAGATTGAAAATCAATATGACCATGTTTATTATATAATTTATTAAAGTATTCTTCTGCATTAGTTGGTGGAGCATATTTTGATGAAGGTGGGCAAATTCCAAATTCATATTTTAATTTTATTCCTCTATTAATTTTTCGTAAATTTACTAAATGATCATACGCCAACTCTTCTTTTGTATCTTGATATAATTTTAGCCAATTAATATAATCTTGTAGCGTCATGTTACTTGGATAATTATACTTAAATAAATCCCTATCAACTGGGCTCATATTTTGTGGATCTTGATAATTAGTTGGTCCATATTCACATATAGGTGCTTCATCGTGGTGATGGTTCTTAATACATTGATTATTGTCTATTTGCCATGGTTGATTATTTGATTTACTTCCATGTGTATTAACACATTGTACTTTTATTTTACCATCAAATCCCTCTAATATACCATTATCATTATGTTCACTGTAATTTCCAAGTGTGTGTCTTTTATTATTCATTCCTTCAATACTTGTTTTTTCTGGTATTTTTAAAACTACATTTTGCTTTGGAATATTAATTGTTATATCACTTAGTCTCTTATCAATAACATTTATGATACACATACCTATTGCACTAGCAAATAATAATATTACTAATGTAAATGTAATATATTTTAATATTTTAAGTATCATTATATATATTCTAAGTAAATATATTTAAATTCCAAAAAAATAATAATATTTATTATTATAGGGAATGAATAATCTATCATTAGATAAAGTTAATTCAATATTAAAAAATAAGAATAGTAATGAAAATAAAACAGTATTACTTAAAACAACAAATACAACATCAAGATGTACATATAGAGGATGCGGATGGAAAATAAATTTTCCAGAATCTATAAAAAATGCTGAAATAAAATTTAATAAAGTAGTTGATAAAATATATAGATCTAATAATAGTTATTTAACTATGGATATTTTACAAAACGGTAAATCAATCTTATCAAAATATACATCAACATTTCAACAAAATTCATGTAATGATGTAAGAGATGATAGTAGTTTACCACAATATAAATTAATGGGTATCGATATTGTTTCACCGCCTATTCATCATATTAACTTTTCTGACAAAGCTAGATCAATGGAAATGATATATAAATTTGCATTTGAAAATAAAAATAAACAAATAATTATTCATAGATTATGTGTATTATTTACAGAAGAACAAAGTGAATGTGTTGAAAATAATTATTTATTTGTAAATAATAATTCAAGGGAAAATATTGATTTTTGTAACTTTAATAAGCAAAATATAGATCCATCTAGAATTGATCCATCTAGTATTATGACACAAGCTTTTTTTTGTAAGGTTTTAAATGATAATAATAAAGAAAACATTCCTAATAGTGTTAATAAATCTAAAATAATTAAATGTAATGATTTTTCTTTATCAGATTTAATTCCAACACTTAGATCATTTTATACTTATAATAGTGATAGTACTTGTAGTTCAGGATCATTCTTGAATACAATTGTATTTAGTAATAAATTAAATGTTAGTAAAAAATTTTTAAAATCTTTTATAAATAATATTTTAACTTTACCAAAATACAATACTATAATGAATTCATCAAATGAAATTAATACTATTCCAGAAAGTGATATTAGTTTCTATGAACAATCAGAACAAGAATTGGTGGATGATTATAACAAATACATTAATGGAAAATTTGCATATCAATGGGAATGTAGTCTGAAACCAGCACATAAAATAAAAAAGAAAAGTAAGAAAAGAAAAAGTAAGACAATTAAAGAAGGTTTTGCTGGAATGAGTGATGATGAAGATGAAGCAGATGATGAAATGAAAGATGATTGGAGTGATTTAGAAGGTGAAGCTAGTAAGATGAGTAAAAAGGCCACAAATCTAAAAAAAGATATTGAAGGTTCTGATAAATCAACAGATGATTCAACCGATGAATCAAAAGATGAAACACAAAATAAATCTTCATTCGGTACAAATTTATTAATATATTTTTTACCTTATTTAATTGGTTGGTTAATTACTTTTTTTATTTATACCTGTACCTGGGGTGGTGGTTTTAATTTTAGTCCTTTTTTTAAACAATTCAATAAAACAAAGAATTATATTCTTACATTTCTTGTATTGGTTATATTAATATTTTTTGTTATTTTTTTGATAATAAATCCAGATAATTATTATATTAATTTTTTTGCATTTTTATTTTTTATTTATTACACTTATTCATTATCATCACAAATAATTGGTAGGTCAAAGTTATATCTGAATTCTATACCAGATGATGATAATAATGGAAATATTGTAGGTATTTTATTTTTTTCATTACTTGCATCATTAAGTTTTTTTACAGTTATTCAAACGAAGGAGTGGTTAAATCATGATTCTAAAATATCCAAATATAAGTGGTATGTATGTGGTATAAATATAATAATAATTATCGCATTGATAGGTTATAGATATAATATAACAGAATATTTACCGCATGATGAATCTTCGAGTCAGGATTATTCCAATACAGTTAAATCCACTACAGGTAATTCCAATCAGAGTAAGCATTTAGTAGATTACAGAAACAGTTTAACATACAAAAAAGTACAAGCACAAGTACCAGTATCAGAACAAGAACCAGTATCAGTACAAGTACCAGTACCAGAATCAGTATCAGTAAAAGCACAAGTACCAGTATCAGAAAAAGCACAAGTACCAGTATCAGAATCAAAAACAACAAGACAAGCAGGAGAAAAAAAAAATTCAGTATTAGAAGTAATTCCATTTGAACAAAACATGATTGCAGCTAAGACTGCAGCTAATACTGCAGCTAAGACTGCAGCTAAGACTGCAGCTAATACTGCAGCTAATATTGCAGCTAAGACTGCAGCTAATATTGCAAATAATATTTTCTAAAAAGATATTTAATCAAAATAGTAATATTATTATTAATAGTTGTTATAAATAATAATAAATTTGTAAAGAATTTCTAAATAAAATAATTAAACTTAGTTGAATACACCTGCGGTTGTTGCTTCTGGGTTGAATCCCATAACTGGATAGTTCATACCCTGTGCATTTGATTCATTTGTGAATGTTGCGACTCCTTGGCATGCGTGATTGGACTCATCATCCCAGCAGTTAACAAGTGGATCATCACCTAATGGTGCATTACCACTGTTTGTTGGTTGCTGCATACTGAGGCCTAAGATTGACTCTTGCATGTTATTTGTGTTTGCTCTCTGTAAAGATAAGATAAGAGCCATTGTTAATAATAGAGCTAATGTTAAATCTTTCTGTCCAACATAGACGATTACAACGAGAACAACAAGTTTGAAGAACATGTTGTTAAATAAAACAGTTACATCATTGTCAAGAACTGGTAAGACAGCTGCACAATAAAGTACAAGAATTAGAATTAATAAATTTCTAACGTAAGTGTTTTCTAAGAATTTAAGAGAACCTTTCATAACTTTACCTAAATCACCTTTCATTATATAATATTACTATATATTTTTTTTAATTAATGATTGAATTAATTAAAAATATTAATTTATCTGTTTATTTAATTACAAATTAAATTTATTCTTTTTTATAATCTTTTAGTTTTAAATATTGTTCTGCTAATTCTACCATACCAATTTCTTTTCCATTATCTTGAAAACATTTCTGAATATTTAGAATATTTTTTTTTTGGGAATCCGTTAATTCTTTTTTACCTGAATCATCAGATTTCATTTTTGTTTCCATTCCTTCTAAAAATGGGAGACTGTGGAGAGAAACAAGATATGAAACAGCTAAGAGTACTGCCATAAATGGATCTCTATCAGCTAAGAGAACAACAAGTAACATTACAAATAATTTTGCACCTGTTGATTTAAGTAAAGCATTACCTTCTCTTGTAACTAATTGATCAAGTGAGAAAACATACATGATCAATAATAATACAAATACCCACCTAAGATGTGGATTTAAAGTAACTTTTGAAACTTCTTTGGATAATTCTTTAAACATTATATATATAATACTAATAAAATAAATTTAATGTAAATGAATAAATGTAAATTAATTAATAAAAATATAATATAAAAGAATAAATATAATTATATATAGTTATATTTATTTAAAATGAAAACATATTTAGGAAAAAGAGGTTATATTATATACAAAAAAGAATTCGAGTTTGATAAACTTCAAGAAATAAGAGATGAACTTACGGTAAAGCCATATGTTCCAGAAGATTATAAAAAAAGTGATGATGAAAGTTTTAAAATTTACGCAGAAAATAAAAATAAAATGTATCTTCCTAAGTTTTATGGTGTTGAAAAGTTTGGACCACCAGATGAATTACGAATTCCAAGAGGTTTAGATGCTAATCTAGATTTTGTAGGAACACTACGACCAAATCAAATTGAACCATATGATGCAACAATGAAAGCCCTTAATAATTATGGTGGTGGAATATTATCATTGCCATGTGGCTATGGAAAATGTTTGGGTAAAGATACACCAATTATTATGTATGATGGATCAGTTAAAATGGTTCAAGATATAAAAGTTGGTGATAAATTAATGGGTGACGATAGTAAACCAAGAAATGTATTATCTCTGGCAAGAGGTAAAGAAAAATTATACAAAGTAATTCCTAAGAAAGGTGATAGTTATATTGTAAATGAAAGTCATATTCTTTCTCTTAAATGTGCTACAAATCACAGTCAAAAATATAAAAAAAACACAGTTGTCGATATGTGTGTGAAAGATTGGTTAAATCTACCTAAATCATATCATGGAAAGGGTGGGGTATTGTATGGTTACAGAGTACCAGTATCTTTTGATCACAAACGTGTTGAAGTAGATCCATACTTTTTAGGGTTATGGTTGGGTGATGGTAATTCAAGAACAACATCTATTACAACAATAAATAGTGAAATTGAAGATTATTTAACAGAATATGCTAAAAAAGAGGGAATGAATATTAGAAGACATGATAGAAATAATATCGGATGGGAATTATCTACGGAAATAGGTAAATCAAATCATATTTTACAAAAATTAAAAGAACTTAATTTGATTGAAAATAAACATATCCCGATGATTTATAAATGTAATGGTAGAGAAGTACAATTAAATGTACTTGCAGGTTTAATTGATTCGGATGGTAGTCTTCAAAATCCGAGATGCTATGATATAGTTAAGAAAAATGAAAAATTGTTAGATGACATTATTTATATTGCACGTTCATTAGGTTTTGCTGCTTATAAAAAAGAATGTAAGAAAAGCTGTATCTACAAAGGTGAAAAAAGAGAAGGAACATATTATAGAACAATTATACATGGTCCAGGAATAGAGGAAATACCTGTTAAAGTAAAAAGAAAAATGTGTAATAGTGAAAGAAAACAAGTAAAGGATGTATTAAAAACAAGAATTACAGTTGTTGAACATGAAGAAGAAGGTGATTATTATGGATTTACAATAGATGGAAATCATCGTTTCTTATTAGGTGATTTTCAAGTTACACATAATACGGCCCTTTCTTTATTTATTGCATCCAAATTTAAATTAAAAACATTGGTGATTGTACATAAAACATTTTTGTTAAATCAATGGAAAGATAGAATTAAAGAGTTTATGCCTAATGCTAAAATCGGAACTATACAACAAAAGACAGTTGATACGGAGGATAAAGATATTGTTATAGGAATGTTACAGAGTATATCAATGAAAGATTATGCAATGACGACATTTGATTGTTTTGGAATGTTAATTATAGATGAGTGTCATCGAATTAGTTCAAAAGTATATTCACGCGCTCTAAGAAAAACAAATAGTACATATATGCTGGCATTATCTGCTACACCAACTAGAAAAGATGGCTTGACAAAAGTTTTAAAATGGCACGTTGGTGATATTGTTTATTCGGTTAAAAGAAAGGGTGGTGATGGTGTAAATGTTGAAAGATATATTATTAATAGTGATAATGAAGGATATACAAATGAACTTTTAAATTTTAGAGGGAAACCAAATATGCCAAAGATGATTAATAATATTACAGAATATATGAATAGAACATTATTGATTATTAATAGAATTAAAGATCTAATTAAAGAAGATCGTAGAATATTATTACTAAGTGATAGAAGAAATCATTTGGCAGATATATTTAAAATAGTGGAGAAACAAAATATATGTAGTGTTGGTTATTATGTTGGTGGAATGAAAGAGAAAGATCTAAAAATTTCTTCTGAAATGGAACTCATCTTAGGAACATTTTCTATGGCTAACGAAGGCCTTGATATTCCTGCATTAAATACACTTATATTAGCGAGTCCTAAGAGTGACATAATTCAAGCAACTGGAAGAATTCTAAGAAAAGATCATATTGATATTAAACCACTAATTATTGATTATGTAGATAATTTTTCGATGTTTGCTGGACAGGCTAGAAAAAGATATAAATATTTTCAGGGTAAGAAATATAATATAACAAATATTGAAATAACAGATCAAGGTGATATAATATCTAAGAGTGAATATAAACAACCACAGAGAAAAAGTAGAAAAAAAATTGAAACACAACTAAATGTAGATAAAAATTGTTTATTTAGTAATTTCAATTACTAATTTCAATTAGTAATTTCAATTAGTAATTTCAAATAATAATTTCAATTAGTAATTTCAAATAGTAATTTCAATTAGTAATTTCAATTAGTAATTTCAAATAGTCATATTTAAATGTTTTACATAAAAAGATATTAAACGAATATTATTATACACAATTATGTATAATGATAATATTGATAATATCTCTCTTTTAGAAGATAAACAATGTCGCATCTGTCTAGATAATGATCGACAAGATGAATTTATTAATCCATGTTTGTGTAAAGGAACTCAAATGAATGTACATAGAGATTGTTTAAATCAATGGAGATCTGTAAATGTTAATCCAATAGCTTTTTCACAATGTACTGTATGTAAATACGAGTATAAGATTGTTCAAAGAGATAATGGTAATATAAAAAAATTAGAAAAGATTAATACATTTTTAATGAAAAATTTTTATACATTTTTATTTGTAAATCAACTAGCAATTTTTATATTATCTTTTTTAATTCTTATTATGGATATAAATAATAATATACAAGATTTATTTATACCATGTAATAATATCACGCAAACAGTATACAGTTTTAATTCAGATTATGAATGCTTAATAAATTATTATATTTTATCTACAATATTGTACTTTGGAACAATTATATGCACATTTTTAATTAATTTTTATTATGTTAAAAATAAAAAATTATATATAAAATATTATAAAAATGCAAATTATAAAAATTGTTTTTTTATGATTTTTGTTACAATTGTAGCATTTATTGTATTGCTACCAGTTGGTATATTTTTTGTAACTATTTGTTTACAAGGATTATTTAAATTCCATTATGATACAATTGATAAACAAATAAAAACAAAAAACAGCATGGTATTAAATTATGAAGAATTAAATAATTATAATACAATAGATACTAATCAGAAAATCAGCTCATCTAGTAATAGATCAGATGATTCATGTATAGTCGCAAATATAGATGATTATGAAAACGAGTATGAAGAAGCTAGCGTTTAATAATTTTTAATAAATTTATGGTCGAATGGCTTTAAACATGTCCATAACCTTCTTAGCACTAGTTAAATTTGTACCTAATTGGTCCATAGTATTTTTTAAATGTTCAACAGATCTTGCTAATTTAAATGATTCTCTTTGTGCCTGTGCAGGTGTCATCCTTTCAACTGGTGTATTGCTTGTTATTTTAAAACTTTTTGGTATTAAATCTTCTACATCATTTCCACTATGAATTGAATATTTTGGGATATCTTTTTCATCATCATTACTAATATCTTCATCCTCATCAACATTATTAATCTTTTTGAGCATTTCAGATTCTTCTGATTCTTCTGATTTTTTTGTTTCTTCTGATTTTTTTGTTTCAAAATTTTCAAGTTGATTTGGGCATTTTACAAGAGATAGTAATAAAGTTAAACCAATAGAAATTAATAATGATTTTTCTAATTCATTAGTCATTAAATATACAACTGCGAATATTATTAGTAATGATGTAATTGCGCAATTATATTTATTAAAATATTGACCAAAAGATGCCAATACAATTAATAATAACAGTATATATAATATAAGATTCATACTATTTATATTATATTCATATATTTTTATTTATTCTAGAAAATATTTACAATACAAGTTTATTTAAATATTGTCCTAAAATATTGTCCTAAAATATTTACAATACAAGTTTATTTAAAGAAAAATATATTACTGCAGCAACTAATGCTTTTACTGCAACTCCTAAATAATTCATTCCACCTGTAGAATTAATAAATCTTGGAACATTTTTTAGTAAAATATCATTTAATAATCCAAAATTCATAATAAATACCAATATGAATACAAGAATAGGACCTTTTAGATTATTAACTAAATTATCAACAAATGAAGTTTGTTTTTCATATTCTTCTTCATCTTCGTAATATTCTTCTTCTTCATCTTGCATTTGAGGTTGATTTTGATAACCTAAATCACTATTAAATTGTTGTTCTGCTATTCTACTATTATGTTCGGCTTGTTCTTGATTTGCTGTATTATTATCACCATTTTCTGATAAAGTTTCATATGATGATAATATATTTTCTACAAGTTGATCTTTATTCTGTTCGGGTTGACTTTGCAATTGATGTATAGGTGTTGCTTGACTCATATATATATATATATATTTTTCCTAATTATTTTGTGATATTTGTACGCATTATAATGGACATGGACATATAATAGGCTCATACATATAATATTTATCTTTATACTTATAAATTTCTTTTCTAATTATATTTGAATTTGGACCATGATATTTATTTCTATTAATTAATATATTATAAATTAAGAATGTAAATATTCCTAATATAAAACCAAATAATAATGTAATTAAATTTAATATAAACATTTATATTTTATAATTATATTATTATATTATTTATTATATTATTAATTTTCAATAGGGTTTTCATTACATTTTGTTGTTTGTGGCGTATATACATAGCATTTCTTATCAAATGAAAAAATATTATCCGACATGTATTCTGGATTAGGTGCTCTATATACAATACACTGTCTTCCTGTACAAACTTTTTGAAATAAACAAGCTATTCCAAACCCCCATATTATTGACATCATTATAGTCCCTGTTTTAGTTTTTAAAAGATGTAACATATTATACTATATACTAACATATTATAATATCTTATTGTTAAATTTTAATATTCTAAATTACTGAGGTTTTAATCCGCAACTTTTCATGTAATTAATATTTCTTACAATTGTTCTAGTATCCATACCGCCTCTTACCCAATATTCTGGAACCAAGTGTTTCGGATCCTGGATATTTTTTTTCAAACATGATACCATTGGCATAAATCTATCGATTGATACACCTGCTAAATCCATATTTTTTTTTGATTTTCTAGTTAATTTTCCAACTATCAAATCTGATCTAACATCTGGGTTTTTTAATGTAGAATATCCGGCACCTTTAAATGGTGTTGTTACAAGTGATCTAGCATTCAATAACTTAGTTTCTTTACTTTTTTCACTAGTTATAATATTACCAGAAACACCATTTCTTAATTTAGATCCGTTATCAACATACACACCTCTTCCATCAAAATTAGTACTTTGATATAAACCAATCTCGTTTGCGGCATCTAAGTAATTTTTTCTATTTCTACTTTGAGAAGTATATGAATTATCAAAATTATAATTACTAATTTTTTGATTGTTTCTTACTCTGCTTTCTTTTTCACAATAGTCATTATTTAATCTTGTTAAATTATTTACATCTAATACTTTTTGCATGATTATAATATAATCAAATATATTTATTATAGTTAAATATATTTATTATTATATTTATTATTAAATTAATTATGACCAGTTGAAATTATTGAACTCCAAGGTGGTGCACATTTGATTGTTTCCTCTTTACATGTTGGTCCGGTATTATAACACCACTTTGCAAATTTAGTTTGATCATTTGGCATAGTTGTTGATGGCATTGTATAATATTGTCTTTGTGAATTATTTTTTTGATACAAATCTGAAACATCTCTATATAAATTTAAATTAAAGTTTTTCTCTATATTATCTTTAACCTTATTATTATTATACGATTTACATGCATTTGGTTTTTCTGGACTATCTACTAATACATTGTAATTCATAAATGGATTATTTTGAGTTGGTAATGTGCATTCCTTTTTTCTATCTAATAATGTATTATTTCTATATGAATTAAAATATAATTCAATATTATCAGATTGAAGTTTATATATGATTACCGCGAATATTGATACTATAACAGGAATATAAATATAATTATAATTATTTGATATTAATGCTAATATTATACCTAGATAAATAGATAATCTTGTAATTGCATTTAATTTTTCATTTAAAGTCATATCATAATTTGGAAAAAATTCAGTTAATCTATTTTTCTCAATTAGTATTCTAAAATTAGTAAACCAAAAATCGTCATGATTGTTTTTCATAATATATATAATATAACATAATATTATATATTTTTTCAAATAACGTTTTGATTAATTCTTGTTATTTTTTTCGTTAAACTTTTTATTTAATTTTCTTTTCATTTCTCTTGCTCTCGGATTTTTCATTCCAGGCATTCCAGGCATTCCCCCATTACCTTGCATCATTTTTGAAATCATTCCAGGATCAAATAGATTTAATCCACCCATCATTTGTTGAGCTTCTTTAAATAAATCATCCTGCTTGATATCGCCACTCTTAAATTTATTATCTAATTTTGAACAAACTGTTTTCATTAAATTACCAAATGTTTCTTTTGTTTTATTATCACCATCTTCCTCAGTATTTCCACCAAATAAAGATCCAAATAATTCAGATGGATTATTCATATTCTCAAACTTAGATGGATCTATTTCACTACTTATCTCTTTTGCTAATTTACCAATCGTACTATTTTCAATAAAATCAGTATCTAAATTATCTAAATTTGGAAACATAGAATTATCTTCTTCTTCATCCGATGTTATAACTGGATCCTTATATACTTGTTTTTTTTCTTTTCTTCTTTTCTTCTTCTTTTTCTTCTTTTTTGGTTTAATTCTATTTTCAACTTTTAAAAAATTTTCAACATATGTATCATAATTATTCTTATCCATAGATAATACCATAAGTCGATAATTTTCATCTTCCTTAAAATTATCTAAATATTTTTTAATATTATTAATATTATTTAAATTAATATATAAATTTTGTAAATATTTCCATATAATTGAAATGTTTTCTCGAATGTCTAAATCAAATATATACTTATATTTCAAGTTTTTTACTAATTCCTTATTTTTACATTTATATTTAAAATAATCAAAATTTTTAACTGAAATATTATCAATATAAGGTAAAACATTAATAATAAAGTGGTTCAAATATTCATTTTTAGGACTATCTAATATTTCTATCCTAATATCTGGGTAGCCGTTTTGTAAATCTTCTAATAACATTTTATATTGTTTATTAAAATTTTCTATTTCCATTATAATTATATTAAATAAAATTATAATCTAGACTGTACGCAATATTTTATTTATTTATTGCATTTTCTTTAAACCATCTCTCGGCTAAAATTATAAGTACTTGAAAATATTTCCAGATAGCATCTTTATTTTTATCTGATGTTTTTTCCCATAATTTTTTAAAATTAATAACTTTTGTTAAGGATATCTCATTCTTATCACATTCTCTATTAATTGAATTATCTTCTTCTATAAAATATTTTTCATTCTTATTCATAATAAACTCTTTATATGGATAAACATATACAATAAAATTCTCAATTATTATTCTAGGATTTGCAAATTTTACTAATTTAAATTTTTCTCTAAATAAATTTATATCTTTCTCATTTGGGTATAATTTTTTTAAATCATCTATTAAATTTTGTACCTGTGTATTAAATGCTGTTAATATGCTCATATAATATATTTATTATACATATTTTTAAATCATTTTATTTACGATTAATTTGCTGCGGTATATTTGAATCACTCATTCTATTTTCAATCATTCTTTCATATTGACTATTCAGTTGAGATTCTTTATCTGATTTATTCTCACCATGTGAATTCTTAGCTGTATTAATTTTATTACTTTCTAATCCTCCCAAAAATTCATAACAATGTCCTAATGGGTTAGCATCTGATAAACTAGAAAACGAATCAGAAAATCCACCACTCATTCCAATCGGATCGTAACATTGTATTCCATCATTAGATATTTCCTGTTTTGGTTTAAAATTTTGCATTCCCCCATTAGATATTTCCTGTTTTGGTTTAAAATTTTGCATTTCCCCATTAGATTTTTCCTGTTTTGGTTTAAAATTTTGTTTAATATTATCATAAGATGTATTAAAATTTTGATTTGATATTGATTTAAACCAACTAAATACTTCATCGCCAACATATGTAATAAAATTTTGATTATCTTTAATAATAATTGTTGGAACTGATGTTACTGTTTTTGGTATTTTAACTTGTGGATCCTCAATTGACACTTTATATATATCATTGTATAAATCTTGATTTTTATACAACTGATTCATTAGTTTTTGAGAATGTATACATTTTTTACTATAAAATAAAATAGTGGTGCTCATTATTATTAACATATAACTTTTTAATAACAATAAAACGAAAAATTGAACAATTTAATAATAAATATATTTAAGATTATATTTATATTATATATAATATAAATATGAAATTTATTGAAAAATATAAAATTGAAAATGATGAATTAAAATTTACAGTAAACAATAAAGATACTATAAAATTGTCATTTGTAAATGCATTAAGAAGAATTATTTTATCCGAGATACCTGTTTATGTACTTGATAATATTGATTTTATTGAAAATAATAGTTCACTAAATAATGAATTTTTAAAAAGAAGACTAAGTCTATTACCAGTAATATTTAAAGAAAATGATGAATACGATGATCTAACCCTTGAATTAAATTATAATAATAGTGAAGAATATATTAAAACTATATATATGCATGATTTTACAGTTGTGAATAGTAATCTAAAAATTAATGAAATTATTAGATTTCCAAAGATATTATTTACTAAATTAAAAGAAGGTAATAAAATACATTTTAAAGGTAAAATGGTTTTAGGAACCGCAAAAAATAAAGGATCAGCATATTCACCTGTAAATATTGTCACTATTAGATTTGAAAAAGATCATAAACAAATTAAGAATATAATAAAAGATATTAAAGATCCTTTTAAAAAAGATAACTTTATTAAATATGATTCAAATAGAATATATTTAAAAAACAAAAAAGATGAACCAGAAAAATATAATATAACAATTGAAGGAAGTGGTATAATGAATTCAAAAAATATTTTAATAAAATCATTAGAGATTTTATATAATAAAATTAATAATGTATCAGAAGCATTGCAAAATGAAGACAATGATTATTTAAAACTTGAAAATCAAGAGTCATCACTAGGTGGTATCGATATTATAATAACCAATGAAGATGATACATTAGGAAATATCCTTTCGTCTTATCTTTTAGAAGATAAAGAAGTAAAGTTTTGTAATTATAATATTCCTCATCCATTAATTAATGAATTAAAAATAAGATTAACATTAAATAAAAGTAAAGATAAGAAAGATTATATAAATTGTATATTAAATGGTTGTAATAATTTAAAAAAGATCATAAATACATTTAAAAAGGAAGTTGAATCATTTTCTTAAATTTTTTTGTCTAAGATTTTCTGATAATTTATATTTTTTATGAATATATAATCCTAATATTGTACCAGTAATTATTATTAATGGTAATTTAAATAAACTACTTACCATGTAAAATATAATATACACTGCAGCTATTGAAAACATAACTGCCAATAACATACTATTATCTTTATTTACATTATTTTTATAGAATTGTTTTAAATTATTCATATTGAATATTCCAGACATATATAATATATTATTATATTTTTATATTATCTATAACTTTTTGATATGTTGAATTCCCTATATTTAATGATTTTTTTAGAATCGACTCATTTCCAATTTCATAATATGGATTTAATCCAATTAATAGAATGAATTCAATAAAAGATTCATCAGTTATATTTATAATATCTCTAATAAAGTTATCATTATAGATATCTGCGCCCTTTTTTATATAATATTTTACTTTATTATAATTATTATTTTTAAATTCTAATAACATTAGTCTTGTTTCTTCTGGTTCATTAATTATATTTTCTTTGTAATTAATATTAATAAATCTATTCAATATATTATTAATTTGATTTGTTTTTTTATATTTAATTGGTTTATTACCATTGTTATTTAGTATATTTGGATTTGCACCATTCTCTAATAAAATTTTTATCCCGTCTTTATAATCTAATTCTATTGCCTGGTGCAATATAGTATCCCCTTTTTTATTTATCCAATTAATATCTGCATTATTACTTATCGCAAAATTAATACAATATTTATTCCTATGATATATTCCATATTTTAATATATAATTTAAAGTTACTAAACTTAATTTCATATCTCTTCTACAAAATGGACATTTACACGTTGTTGTATATATTTTTTTTAAACATTTTATACACATTGTATGATTACATTCTAACATTATTTTTGATTCAATATTACAATATCTTTTCATACATATATTACATCTTATTCTAAATATAGGTGACATTATTTTTATTGCTTATTTATTTAAGTTTTTAATATTATAATTTTTTTATTCAATTTTTATTTAATATATATGAAATAATACAAAAGTTAAATTTAACTAGTAACTCAATAAATAATATTTAATAAATATATAGTAATATGTTTATTAAAATTTTTTTTATAATTCTAACTATTATTTTTATTTTATGTTTATATAAATACCTTACTAAATTAAATATAAATAATTTAGAAAATTTTAAACAAATTAAACCATTCAATAATGATAATTTAAAAAAAAAAAATAATTTAATAAAAAAATTTTTTAATAAA